GGTCAGGCAATATCAAATGCGAGTCTTTTTCTCACACTTTTTTGTTTGCCTTTTGGTATATTTTCGTTTCGGTTTTTCAATACCCTGGTCTTGGATATATTTTTCTAGTGTTTCAATGTTTGCTCCTCCTGTAGTTGTAATAAAGTAACTGTCTGACCAGAAACTATCTTTCCATAGTTTGTCTCTAATTTCATTCCAGAATTTTGCTCGAATTTCTTTTGAAAGCTGCGTCTTAAGACTGCATACGACAACCGATGGTGCTGCTGTTGCAGGAAGTTCAAATAAGATGTGGACATGATCTGGTTCTCCATTCAGTTCGAGGAGCTTACCCTGATAACACTGCCCGATCAGATGGGCAGCATACTGTCTCATCTGATCAATAATCGGTTCTGACATTACGTTTCTGCGATACTTAATGACAAACACAGCATGATAGGTAAGTTTGTAAACGGCATGTCGTTTTCTGTTAAAATCGTCCATAAAAGCCTCCATTCTTTTTTACAATCGACACTTGAAATATTTCTTTAAATATGCTATAATAATAACATATTTAAAAGGATATTGCAACTGTCAACTGATTTTCAACCGAGGTAATTTGTATGGAGCTGTCAAGAACGATCAATTCGGATAAACGCTACTATTTGGATGAGAATACCATTGAAAATGCGACATCGTTTTTGCAAACGATGCGTGTATTTAATAATGCAAAAATAGATTTGTATAATGCCCTGTATGATCAGAAATATCTTACGTCAGGACCATTGCTTGATCAGGCATATCCGGTATTTTTGAAAGAAAAATACAAAACGAATGATTACTATAATGCAGCGATCTATTCGGCAGCTTCTGGTTCGATTTCTTCACAGAAGGAGCTAAAGAAGTATTACAGTACCACAATTACCGCAGACCTAAAAACTCGTGATGAAAAGATTCAGACGATTCAGGAAGAACTGGATAAGAAAAAGGCCATTAAGAACTCAATTCGGATCTACCAAAAAGACGGAAAATGGATCACACCGTATCCAAGATGCCAGCTGAAGGTCAAAGGTCTTATGATTGTTCTGTTTAACAAAACTATTGTAAAACTGGATGAGTATGAGCGCAATGTGGAAGCCGATATTCGTAAGTTGAAGACACGTCTGGCGCTGGTGACAGAAGCGAGAAATCGTAAGGTAAAGAAGCTTGAAAACATAAAAAATCTTCCACCGGAGCGTATCGTGTTTGGCGGGAAGAAGCTGTATTCCGAGAAGGATACCGTGGGCGGTGCAAAATTCGTTAAGAATAAGAATGCGGGAACTTTGCAAAAGGCATCGGATGAATGGAAGCAGGAGTTTTTTGAAAAACGTCACCAGAGCATGGTACTTCCGGGCAGGCATACATCAAAGTACGGAAACTTCTTGTGTAAATATGATGGAAAAAATTTGTCGGTTACCTGCATAGACGGTACCACTACTGTATTCCATGATTTTAAACTTCCAAGATACAATGAAGTTTTTAGGGAAAACTTTACCTGTAAGCCAGAGAAGCGACAGTCTCTTTGCTACAACTTTACAATACAACGTGATAAGAAGAATCGGCAGTATCTGATCCTGTCCGTTACCATGAAGCTGCAGGCATATGAAAACAGCTATTATGGAAATGGTGCGATTTCCATGGACATTAACTATGATCATTTTGCATTAGCAGAGATTGACGAAACGGGGAAGCTGCTTGATCAGAAGCTGATTCGATTCGACCTCATGAACAAATCGACCGGTCAGATCACGAATATTTTGGGAGCAGCTGTTAAAGAAGTGTTTCACTGGTGTGCAGAAAAAGACAAACGTCTTATTGTGGAAGACATTGATTTAACGATTAAACTGGCATCCAGAAAGTACGGAAACCGAAAAAGAAATCATCATATGACATTGTTTTCGTATCAAAGGATTGCGTCAAGTATTGAAAACCAGAGCCTGAGACGAGAGATCGCCTTTTGTAAGATTGATCCGGCTTATACCAGTCAAATGGGTAAGTTTTTGTTCATGCGAAGATATGGAATGTCTGTTCATCAGGCAGCAGCCTATACGATTGGCTTGGTAGGACTGGGTTTGTATGATAAGCTGGTACCGGATTTACGGATGCTGAGTTTACTGAAAACAAAAGAAGGGATTGTGCCGGAATTATCACAGGAAACTTATAAGACGATCTGGGCGAGAATTACCAAAGCATTTTCAGGTATTCAAAAGCACTTCTTCTACCGAAGAATTCCGTATGAAGTGTTAGAAGAGAGAACACGGCCAAGTTTAAAAACCTTAGCCGCTGAAATGAAAGTACGGTATATGCCAAAGCTTATGAATTACAAAAACTGCGAACGGGTATAGGATTTGCAACAGTAAGTAACTTATCAATCAATAATTAGAGTAACCTGATAACGATATAGATTTGTAACTGAAAACCTTGCTCTTTTGTTACCACTTTCTGGATGTGTATCAATTGTATGATGCAATGTGGGGGTGGATGGACGGCAATGGAGCAATCACGTTTCTGTCTCACAAAGCACCGAAAGATGTCTGAAGAGTCAGGAAAAGCGTAATGCTGGACGAAATCGCGATTCCAAAACCAGTCCGATATGAGAAATCCTGACGGCTGCAATGGAATCCTCGTCCGACTCGTCGGGCGGGGTTGTTCAAAGGAGAAGATCAATGAAAAATAGCCATGACGATGCAAAACTAAATAGCTTAATGGGAAAAAATGTAAGGGTGACATTTTTTGAAGGTACACAGTCAGTTGGAAAGCTTGAACGCGATTTTGATGGGAAATACAGAGTCGATAACTGGAGGTTTCGTAAGAGCCATATCAAGAAAATAGAGGTTATTGATGAATAAATACAGCAACATTGCAAAGGCAAAAGCCATAGAGCAGGAGAATAAAAAGCGACTGCTGAAAATCAATCCCCAGCTGAACGATGAAAGCGGAATCTACATTTTGACCAGAAAGGATGAGAACGGCTTCCGGTTTGCGTATATCGGGCAAGCCGTGCACATACTTAGCAGATTGGCGAGTCATATGGCTGGCTATAAACAGCACATAGACCTGAGCCTTAGAAAGCACAAACTGTATTCAGTGGACAATCCTTACGGGTGGAAGGTTGAATACATGAATGTTCCTATTGATCAGCTTGACGAACAGGAAAAGTATTACATCAGATTTTATGCAGAAAATGGCTATCAGCTTCGGAATGTTAGCCTGGGTGGACAAGGTGAAAACCGTTCAAGCGGAACTATAGGAGACAGAAAGCAACCTAGAAGCTACTTAGAGGGCATACAGCAAGGTAAGAAATCGCTAGCTAAGGAATTATCATCTATCGCAGAGAAACACCTTACAATCGCTGTCAAGCCCGAAAAACAGGGTAACAAGGTTTCAGAGCGCCAGAGAGATAAGTTTATGGAGCTTATCAGTGTCGGGAACTACGAGGAAACTAGTCAAATAAGTGCGAAGTAGTGGGGAATGTGTTTGATTCTAAACCAGGAAAGGAAATGGCAAATGAGAGAAGATGATATTAGAACAATTCCAGATGGAAGTCATTTTTACTTTAAAAGATTTGAGTGGATTGTGTTGGACAATAATGTAGAGGGTGGAGTTCTGGCAATCATGGCATCCAGTTGGAATGGAGATGAGTATTGTTTTGATGAGGACTGTTGCAACAACTATGCAGAATCGAGTTTGCGTAGAAAGTTGCTTAGTGAACTGCTTCCCGTGTTGGGTGAGGATAATTTCATTCCTCATGAGGTTGACTTGGTAGCTGACAACGGTGACGATCGTTACGGCACAGTCAAGGACAAAGTATTCATCCTGAGTTGTGACGAATACAGAAAGTACCGCAAGAATGTTCCATTACTGCCTGAGTGGATGTGGACTTGCACACCTCGGTATATCACAGACACCGGGAGCAGTCGCGACGTTCGCCATGTGTACACGGGTGGTAGTCTGGACTACGACATTGCGGACAGCACGTATGGAGTTGCCCCTGCTTGTGTATTCAATCCAGAAAAAGTGAAAGTGGGATACACAATTCCAACGGTTGAGGAAAATCAATGAACAGTTAAGAGACATGCTGGAGGCGCGAAACAAAGTCAAACGCCTGATTTATTCTATGAATTGGGTAGATTCAATCAAGCTGCCAGAAGGGGGCTGCAACCATGATGAAAGTAAAGATGATTTCAGCCGTGGTTATGTTGCTGGATATTATTATTGTATCGACAAAATCAAGAAGCTGAATGGCTTAGGATGAAAACATGATTTAATTATAAGAAGTGCTGTGGGGTTAGTTGCTGCGGCAGCTAACTTCCTTGAAATAAGTATTCATGTGATGTAGGAGGTGAGTAAATGAAGGCGCTTACGTTAAATGAACTGCGGCAAATGGTCGGTCAGCCAGTCTGGTGTCCAAAGGAAAATGCATATGGAATAATAACGTGCGATAAATATGGAAAATGGGCTGGAATCCCGTTTTTGTACGGAGTATGTAAATACGAAGAATCGGCAGTTGAATTTAATCACAATATTGTTAGTAGAAAGCTGAAATGCTTCAGAATTGAAGATAAGAAAGAAATTCCAATGAAACTATTGTCAAAAGTAGATGATTGTGGAAATAAAAAAATGGTATGCCCGAACTGCCAGAGGGCAGAGATATTTACGGCATCAGCAAAAATATATCCGTACTGCCCTTGGTGCGGACAAAAATTGGAAGGAGAGGATGTATGAAGATCTGGACAGAAAAAAAGCTTATTGAAGAAGGCTACGATATCAGAAACGCACAAATCAAAGGTGCGGAGCTGACAATGGAAAATCACGGTTGCATATCGTTTGATGTCGTTGTTGAAGGTGCAGGTTGGGGATGCGTTTTTGGCGGATATAGTCTCGGACACGGTTATCTGGGGGCGAAAGAATTTAGTGGCTATGGTCCGGGAATGGAATCCATTGCTAGAGTGATACTCCCACGCGCGTTCTTGCGAACGGGCGGGGCTTCTTGAGACATGGTAGAACGCCTCAAAGGACCATCACAAGCCCTCTACACCCTGTTACGGGTTTACCTTTAAGCCGTCTTTTTTGCGGCTGTTTGTTTTGATTCTTCGATATATTTGGTCTTGTCTTTCGCACTGCTTACTTTGAACAGTGCGAAATATACAAGCTTCTGTTCCTGCCTGCGATGATGCAGCCATCGGTTCATACCACGTTTTCTTTGTGGTCTGGCGTGTTTTTTCTTGTGTTTCGCATGGCAGAGTACTTCTCTGGTAACTCGAATAACCGTTTTGTTCGTGTAGGAGAAGTCGGTAACTCCTTCAAATGCATTTGGATACACCTTGCGAATGATATTTCCTGCACCGTTGACATCCGCATTCAGAATCGTACCTTCCTTTGATTCGTACTGTCCACGGGAGATTCGTTTCCCTGAAAAATGATATTCCAGACGATCCCCTTCTTTGTAGACAGGAATCGGATCTTTGTCGATCAGACTTGCCTTGGACGTATATGATTCCTCTGTTTCAATGACCGGGATACCCGCCTTTGCTGCAACACAGGTCAGTATCCAGAAAAATCTTGTGTATGGAATACTGACAAAGTGCTGATTGTTACAGGAGCCAAGGTTGATTTCCTGCTTTTGGTCTTTGTTGTGTCCGCAGACGATGACCTCTACTTTGTTTTTCAGGCAGAAATCCACGATATAGTGAGCTGCCTTATAGAAAAAGTCGTCGATCTGGCAGGCTCTTTTCTTTGAGATACGGTTCAGTCTGGCAGAGTTTTTCACGGATTTCGTGGAATCCATCCCTTTTGTCAGTTCTGACATCAAAGCTGCACGCCTGCGGTTAAAGTTCTGATTGATGGATTTTAACCAGTGTCCGTCAATGATGAACGGAGTTGCCGAGAAGTTTGTCAGCGCGGTCAGAAAGTTGTCAAGCCCTGGATCAAGTCCGAGAATCCTTGTGGGATTTTTCGGTGCTTCCGGTGTTTTGACTGCATCCTGAAAGGTCACATATACCATATATCCGCCATAGCAGGGCTTGACTTCCGTTCTGACATAAGAACCTTCCGGCTTTCCAACACAAAGCGGCACCAGGCAGCGTGGAAATGTGATGTGCATTTTTCCTTTGATATCAGACCGCTTTGCAACCTGATTGGTAAAGGTAACGGTCGTGTAAGGTGTCCTGATATATCCCGGCTGCTTTGGCTGTGCCTTAAATTTTCCGGGATTTTGACGATACGATGCCAACAGTTCAAAGTGTGATTTCCAGTCTTTGAGGACTTTTCGAAGCACCTGCTGGTTTGCCTGCGACGGCATCGCATAGTAGTCAGGATTCTTTGTATTCTTCATCACCGCATCCAATGTCTCATATGTGAGCATCCAGTGATCGGACGTTGGCATGATCGGATGGTTTTTCTGTTTGTTTTCTATTCGCTTTTGGATCTTTGTGCGGGCCGGGTCGCTTGCAGGCAGACTCTGCAGCTGCTTCGTGAGTCGGTCAACATCTTTCTGAAGCTTTTCATTTGCCATCTCAATGCCGATACGTACAGTCTCTATGACCTCATTTTCATTGGAAGTGCGGTCAACCGGATCTTTTTTCAATCCGGTACGCAGGTTACGAAGAATAAAGTTTGCTGAATTTCGCAGGTTTTTTGCAAGGTGAGTCTGGCACTCGAAATAAGATGCCAGCTTTGGCATCCTGTTCTGATCCACAAAGATTGATATGGTATGCATAAAAGACCCTCCTTTTCAAAAACGCGAGAATATAGTTGACTACACTCATATTATACGATAAAATATAAGTAAAATCAAGAAATATATGAACTTTTTGAATTGTTTTATTTTGAAACGAGAGAGGTACTATTATGAGAGCAAATAAGAATGGTGTCAACAAAGACCAAAAGGACAAAGTAAAGAAAGACGGGTACAACAGGGGACAGCATTGTGTTTACTGTCTTACCTATCATATGATTTTCGTCACACATTACCGAAAGCCTGTGATTAACGACGAAATGAGTGCTGCCATGAAAGAATTTTCGAATCATATGGCAGAGCAGTTCCGTGGAAAAGTTTTATCCGCAGAGACAGACAGAGATCATATCCACCTGCTGGTATCACTGCCACCGAATACCAACATATCCGTCTTTGTAAGAAGCATCAAGACTCAGTTATCCAGAGAGATGCGCAAGCGTTTTCCGGAACAGATCAAACAGTATATCTATGGGGACGATACCTCATTCTGGAGCCGCAGCTACTTTATCGCAACTACCGGAAGTGTTTCTCTTGAAACAGTAAAGCAATACATCGAATCACAGCGTTCTGAAGAACATCAGGCCAAGAAAAACCAACAATTCCAGAAGAAAACCCTATTGGAATGATGGTTGCGTTGTTTGTAATTGGCGCATTCATCCCTCGGACGTTCTTGCGAACGGCCGGGGTTTTCTGCGCTGAAACATTATAATATGTATTACATGGATGATGAAGATTATTTCGGGCCGAGCGAGTTTGACGTGAAAATCGAAGAACTTAAAAACGAGCTTCGAGAATCTGTAAAAAAGGAAGTTAAGGACGAACTTGAAAAGCTGCGCGAGGAAAACAAAAAATTGCAGGGCATCAAGGAGAATTTTGAATCCATAAAGAAGGATTATGGGAGAAAGAAAGCAGAATGTGAAAGTGCAATGCGAAACGCTGAAACCAAAGCCAGACAAGCTAGGCTGAAAGAGTTAATGGAACAGTTTAAGGTTGTTCTATGGTCAGTAAAACGGAACTTCCAGTATAAGGAGAAATGTGATAGGTGCGATAGCGATAGAGAAGTCAAGATAAAACTTCCATCTGGCAGAATGACATATGATGATTGCAAATGTGGAACAAGAAAAAAAGTGTATTATCCAGATATGGAAATTCTGTATGAACTGAGTGATGAATACCAAGGGATTAAAACATGGTATAGAGCAGCAAATGATAAAGAAGAAAGTGATCTTACAATGTGTTCTTGCACAACATATGTAGAGGAAATAGTAGACCATAACAAGGACTTTAACGAAATAGATGCAGAGGATAACATATTCTTTGCAACAAAAGAAGAATGTCAGGAGTTCTGCGACTACATGAACAGAAAAGAAGAAAATTCTGGGTACGATTACGATTTGGCAGGAAAACTAATTAAGGCTAGAGAGGTATAAAAATATGGTTAAAACAATTGTTGATAATCCGTCAAACATCTTAGCGTTGATGCGCAATTGCGTATTTATAAAAGATGGTGATGTATGGTACAGAGATTTTGAACGTGAGATTCCACTCATAGAGTTTGCACGGAATCTTAATAAAGCATACAGTGATTCTAAAGCATCAGTGATGGAGGATGACGCATTTAGTAGCAAATTGTATGACGATCTGCAATTTAAACCAGAGGAAGATATTGATGGTTTTGTTGCCATTTTTTACATGGTACTTGTTGGAATGGCAGAAAACCGAGAACGCTTGAAAATATACGAAACAACAGGATTGCCAACAACGGCATATCCAGAAGTACTGCAGGAATGTATTGATACTTACGGAGCGGATAAACAAATCGACCAGGCAATCGAAGAAATGAGTGAGCTGATAAAAGCACTGCTTAAACATCGCCGCAAGACAATTCAGCTGGAGGGTGGAAATGTAAATCCAACGCCTGACACAGACCTGGCAAAAGCCAGAGCAGATATTCTTGAAGAAACCGCTGACGTTATTATCATGTTGACTCAAATCATCATGATTTTTGGTGATAGAGATTTTGTTGAAAGAATAATAGAATCAAAGGTTTACCGCCAGAAAAAGCGCTTGAGAAAGGAGACAGATGGTCAGGATTATTAAAGCGAAAAATGTAATAACTTGCCCTGAGTGTGATAGAAATTTGAGCTATGAGGAAGATGATGTGTTTTTTAACAAAATAATCTCCTGTAGACACAGAAATTACTACAGCAAATGTGTAATGTGCCCTTATTGTAAAAATAAAGTTGTTGTTTCAGATGACGCGGTATTTGTTGAGTCAACAGATGCCCTAATTACAAGTATAGAAGGAAAGGAATAACGAATGCCCGGTAAACCGGGTTGATGCGCAGTGATCTGTGGTGGCGTATCAGAAAATTTAAACACCGTGGCTGAAAAGGTGTGCAGTGGAAACGCTGCACACGCAATTGATAGCAAACGAATTATGATCCACGATACATGCATTTGTAGCGTGGTGTTATGCAAAAATACAAAGTGTGCTGGTTATCAGCAGGAATCTCTAGTTTTGTTGCTGGATATTTGGAAAAGGATGTTGACGAATGGATATATATAGATATCGCTGATCAGCACCCAGACAGTCTGAGATTTATACACGATGTAGAAAAAATAATTGGAAAGAAAGTAACAATTTTAAAATCTTCCGAGTTTAACTGCGTGGAAGATGTGGTCAGAAAATACAGATTCATCAGTTCTCCTCATGGAGCGGCATGTACAGGAATGTTGAAGAAAGCGGTTAGAAAGAAGTGGGAAAACGAACATTTGCAATATCATTTGACTTATGTGTGGGGCATGGATGCAAGCGAAACACATAGAGCAGAGAGCATAGTGGCAAATTTTCCAGAATTTAATCACAGTTTTCCACTAATCAAAGGAGGATTGTCGAAGCAAGATTGCCATGCTCTTGCACAGAAACTTGGTATAAAGCGCCCTGTAATGTACGATATGGGCTACAATAATAACAACTGTATTGGCTGTGTAAAAGGTGGCATGGGCTATTGGAATAAGATTAGAAAAGACTTCCCAGAGGTGTTCGCAGCACGTGCGAAGCTTGAACGAGACATTGGACACAGTTGTATCAATGGCGTATTTCTGGACGAATTGGACCCGAACAGAGGAAGAATGAGTGAAGAAATAATGCAGGATTGTGGAATCATGTGTTATCTAGCATTTGAGACTCAAAATAATGAATAAGAAAAGGAAAAGGTGATATGAAGATTAAAAACCTTGAAAAATTTATTAGGAAAAAAAGTGAGGCTTTAATCATGCAAAAAGCATTCACAATTAAACAGCCGGAAGAAGTTACAGAGGTGCAGGAAATTCGAGAAAAGCTCAAGAAGCTTGAAGAGCTTGAAGCCAAGACACTAGAAGCCGAGAAAGCACTTGAGGCAGATGTTGAAAACACAGATTTAGATAAGGCATGGGGCGAAGCTTACAACGAGGAATACAAGCAGTATAGCGAAGTTGCGAAACTAATTGCTGACTTAATCAACATAGACACCTACACAGCAAAAAGCATGATTGTAAATTACCGTGACCAGTTAAAGAAAACACTGGGACTTTAAAAAAATTGCTGACCTAACGGCATGACAGTGAGGAGGATATAAAAAATTATGCTGAATATTTCAGAATGCGGTGGCTTTACAGTCGCTCATAAGCCGCTGTCAGACAGTACTCTAAAAGGTATGAGAAAAGAAGAACTAATTCACCTTATCAGAGTCTTAGAAAGCAACTATGAGGCTGTCAATGAGCACAATAAAAACCAGTTGAAGTATATTGAGACTCTAAAACGAGAGATTGTAAACGATAAAAAAACAAGAACCATTTTAAATAATTCTAGTGTATGGAGGGGAAATGAGCAAAGAGACAGAAAACAGGCTGAAAACCGAGCTTGATAAGCTTGATGAGCTTGCAGCAAAGGGTGTACACCTGTTTGGAGAATACATGAACGACCCAGAGAGTGAAGTAAAGAAGAGTGCATATCATGAAACATGCATGATGTTCAATAATCAGTTTACAGATTGTGCAGTCCTTCTCAGAGATTATGGATATGCCCCAGATTTTGAAAAAGCTGTCAAACTGCTTAGAATTGTGGGCGCACATAGACTTTCTAACGCGATTTGACGGTTAGATGCAGGAGGTGAGGAAATGTTTTGCATAAAAGGGCAGGAAGTCAACAGCTTTGGCGATTTGCCAGAGGAGAACCATGAATAAACGGCAGAAGAAAGAAAGGAAGGTGGTAAAAATGACAAGAAAAGAGCTGATAACTCAAATCAAAAGCAAAGGCTATGAGCCTAGAGTAAAAAACGTTGTGAGCTTGCTAACTTCTAATGGTGAAGGCGATGCAGTTACGCTAATCATCTCTTTGTATGATGATTTAAATGAGCTGATGGACGTAAAAAACAAGAACGTATCTTCAAAAAAATACTTTGATGATGAATGCCTGAATGAGGCATTTAACGATTTTGTTTCCATGAGAGTAAAGATTAAAAAGCCCCTAACCGCAAATGCCTTGAAGAGAGCAATAGTCAAGTTGGAGAATCTATCTGGTGGAGACACTGAGCTTATGATCAAGATTTTAAACCAGTCTGTTGATAACTGCTGGGTAGGACTTTTCCCACTACATGATGCTGGCTATAGCTTCAAAGGCAAACAAAATTCGCAGCGTTCACAACTCGATGCAATTCTGGGAAGTATTACGGATGACTAAAAACGAGGCTAAAAAGTTAATGGCGGTAATGACTGTATCATATCCAAACTACAAAATTGCAGATATAGAGCTTACTGCCACTACATGGGCAAATATGCTATCTGGCTATACTTACGAGCAAGTTAGTGCAGCACTCAAAGCATACATACTTTCGGAAAACACAGGCTTTCCACCGTCAATCGGTCAAATTAACGAAAAGTTAGTCGCTTTGAGTCAAGCAGACACGCCTACGCCGTTGGAAGCATGGTCTTTGGTTCGGATAGCTGTCAGAAACAGCACATATCATGCTGATGACGAGTTTGCAAAACTTCCACCAATTATCCAGTCAACAGTTGGAAACGCAAGGAATCTGGAAGAATGGGCGAAGGGACAAGCAACTCAGTTTGAGACAGTTATTCACAGTAATTTTTTAAGATCATACTCCGCAGAGATTGCGAAGCAAAAAGAATGTCAGAAGTTGCAGGGAAAGGTTTCAATTGCATCCGAGCAACCAGAGTATTTGCCGGAACTAAATATATAAGCAAAGCACAGTTTTATAGACTATTTTAAATTATAATAAGCTTTAATACATTAAAATAGTCTACTACCTAGAAGGAGGCTTTATGACACGAGCACAAAGGAGACGGGCTGAAAGAGAAGCAAAAAAAGGAAACAAAGTCGTAGAACAGCGAATCACAGGTGCGGAAGAAAGCATAAGAATCGCTTTGTTAAAAGAAAATATTGCACGAGACGTTGATCGCAAGCTTTATGACAAATACTACCAAAAAGCAAATAAAGACGCTGTGGACAACATATACAGCATCATATTAACATCATTTGGACTTGCCCTGGCAGATACTTGTCCTAATTGGAAGGCTGAAGCAATTGCAAAACGAATCCAGAAGACAATGGACTATGTTGACAAATTCTCAAAGGAATACAATGGAGACATTGAACGTTTTATGAAAGAGCTTGAAGATAGAACTGGATTCTCATTTGAGATAGATTCTGTAAGCAGAAAGGATGAATAGTATGGATTTTTTAATCGGTTTAATAGCAGGACTATTATTTGGCGGAATTACTGGTGTGCTTGCAGTTGCTTTGTGTACTGCATCAAGCGCAAATGAAACCGATGACGAAAGAAAGAGGGAAAACGATGAGAATTAAGCATTTGAAGTTAGATAATTTTTGCAGTTTTTACAACGGAAAAGCTATAGATACAGATTTATACAATAAGACAGAGGTATCTGGATGTAATGAATCTGGAAAAAGCACAGTTAAGAGGGCTATTTTTTGGGTACTGAATTGCAGGGGTGAGAACGGTGAAGAAATTACTGGAATCAGGCCACACGATAAATCGGGTAACGAGATTAACGATATCGAGGTTACAGTCGAGATGACCGTAGAGCTTAACGGCTCCAACAAGACATTTAAGAAGGTTTCTCGTCAGAACTATGATAAAAGGGGCAACTTCACAGGTAATGTTATTGACTATTATATCAATGACATTCCTAAAAAAAAGTGTGACTATGAAGATTTTATTGCAGAAGAATTGGTTCCTGTGAGCGCACTTTCGAACTTGATCAACGCTAAAACACTCTTGTCAAAAAGTGCCGCCGACTGCAGATCAATCTTGGAATCCACCTTTGGAACGTGCTCCAATGCAGAGGTTTGTGAACGTTTTCCGGAGTTCTCCCCTCTTCTCCCACTGCTGGACGATGGCAGTGTTGATGAGTTAAAATCAAAATTTAATACTATGCTGAATGGCAGACGCGGAAGGAATGGCACTAAAGGCTTACTTGATATTCGCAAAGAGTTTCCAAGCCGCATTGATGAGGTGGAAAAACAGAAAATTGTCATTGATGAAGCCTTGATAAACAGTCAGATTGCAGATATTGAAAGCAGGCTGAAAGATAACCAGAGTAAACAAGCTGATGTGCAGAAGGCATTTGATGAGCAGCGTACAATTCAGGCACAAATTTATAAGCTGAAGCAGGAACAATTAAAGGTCACTGATGACGCTAATGCCGAAAACAGGAAAAGAATTGCCGATTTAGATGCTCAGATTATGGCAGCAAGGGAAGAACTTTTCCTATCCAACAGTAGTTTAAATGCCAAAGAGCATGAATTGCACCAGATTGACTCCGAGATTCGGGATCTTGAAACTAAGCGTTTGAAGCTTTCAAGCGACTGGAAAAGCAATAAAGATATGCAATTTGATGAAAATTTGCTGATTTGCCCGTATTGCAAGCGTGAATACCCATCTAATCAGCAGGATGAAATGCGAAAGCATTTTGAAGAATCGAAGGAAGAAAAGTTGCAGGAAATCACAGACGATGGAATGAAATGTAAAGAAGCTATTGATGCTTTGCGCGAAAAGTTCAATGCTGCAGATGCAGAGCTTTCTGCCCTTCGTGAAGAATCCAATAAAAAGTCAAAAGTTGTCGATGATTTAGTTGCGCAGAAAAAAGCTATATCCACTGTACCTCCAGCAGAACCAGACGAGGCAGCAAAAGCCAGATCTGCAGAAATTGCAAAGCTTGAAAGCCAGTTAGAAGCAAATACTGCAAATGCAACGTTTGCACAGCTCAAGGCAGAAGAAAATAATCTTCAACATCAGTTATCTGGCTTAAAAGCAGAGCTTGCAAAAACCGAAATCAATGTCAAGATTGACGCAAGAGTTGCAGAGCTTAACATCGAGCGCCGAAAGAATGAGCAACTAATTGCAGATACGCAGGCACAACTCGACTTGCTCAAACGCTTCAACATTCGCAAGCACGAGCTTTTAGAAAGCAAAGTAAACGAGTATTTAGAGTACTGTCAAGTGAAATTTTTCAGACAGCTTGTGAATGGCGACCTAGAAGAAACGTGTGATTTCTGTGTAAACGGTGAACCATACGCTAGAAACCTTAATCACGGTGCAAAAATCTTAATCGAGACAGATGTTTGCAAGGCTTTTCAGAAGAAATACGCTACTACCCTTCCTATCATCGTAGATGACTCTGAATCTGTTGATAATTGGAAGATACCGGATATGGATAGGCAGCTTATTATTCTCAAAAGAACTGATTCTAAAGAGCTAACAATCAAGGAGTCATGATGTGATCCGTGAAATTACACAAACTTACCCAGTCTAAGCTTGATGATTACAAACTTAGAAGTAATTTCACGGACGATGAAGAGATAACATTTGATATGTTATCTAAAGGCAAATCTATCAGCGAAATAGCAACCCGGTTATCTGTGTCGACTAGGACGGTTGATCGCAGGATTGCCGATATAAAATCAAAAATCAACCAACTATAAATAGTCCCCTGGTATTTATGATGCTAGGGGATTTTTACAACATTTTTTAACATTATTTTACTGTAAAGAAATGTCACACGTATAACCTCAAAGATATTTTTTATAACTTTTTAGTTCTAACTATTGACTTTTTAGTTCTAACGATGTATCCTATAACTGAGAAATGAAAAAAAACATTATTTTACTGTAAATAAATGTTAAATTAGGTTAAGAATTGTAAAATAATGTAGAATAATGTAATCACAAAGGAGGTTTCACAATGAAAGTAATATGCATTGCAAATCAAAAAGGCGGCATTGCAAAGACCACAACAGCCACTACACTTGCGTCAATTTTAATGTCGCAAGGTAAGAAAGTCTTACTGGTTGACGCTGATCCGCAGGGCAACAGCTCTGATACTTATAGAGCAGTGTCCAAAGATACGGCGACTCTCTACGATGTTATTTTAGACATTGAAGATCCGCTTCCAATCGCGGAAGCTATTCAAAAAACAGAAATAGGCGACATAGTTGCGTCCGATCCAGAGCTGAAAACAGCAGATCAAAGATTCCCAAGTGATGGGAATGAGTATTTTAGACTAAAAGACGCTCTTTCTGAATTAACTGGCTATGACTACGTTATTATTGATACAGCTCCGGCTGACAACAAATTACTTAAAAATTGTTTAATTGCTTCCGACAAGGTCATCATTCCTGTCACTGCAGATCGCTATGCCATTCAAGGTCTGTCAGAGTTGAATAGAACCATCGTAGGTGTAAAGAAAAGAAATAATCCTAACCTAGAGGTTGCAGGACTCTTGCTGGTGAAATATAAGAGTCGTCAGCTCCTCGCCCAGGAAGTTAAAGCTTCTTTGGAAGAGATTGCCAAGCAGCTCAACACAAAGGTTTTCTGCACAACTATTCGTGAAAGCATTGCCGTACAAAAGGCACAGGCAACTAGAACAACCCTCATGAATTTTGAACCGAAGTGTAACGCTGCCATTGACTATGTGCAGTTCGCAGAGGAACTAATTAAGGAGTGATTAGAGATGAGAAAGAAAGATAACGCCACTACTACTTCTTTTGATGTGACAGCCGGCATTGATTTTGCAGATACTAGCGAAACTGAAATTCCAAGTATCCAGCCGGTAGAAAAAAAGTCCGTATTTGTCTCTGCTCCGGTTGATCCAAACAGAGTGTATACGCCTGGATATAATCCAACCCCAAAGATTGGTCCAAATGGTGGGTATGTAGGCCGCAGAGAAGTCCCAGCAGCTGAGCGCAAGATCCAATTCAGTGTATCATGCACTGAATCACAAAAGGCAGCCTTTTCAGAAGCCGCTCGTAAGTCAGGCCGCACCCTAGCAGGATTTGCTTGCTTCGCCATTGAGGAATACATGCGGACACATGATCTATAATTCTTTACATTATTTGACATTTAAAAAAGGTTTAATAAGGTAAAGAACTGTTAAAAATTGTTAAAAGGAGGATTTTATTATGGTAAGTAATGAGATTTACGAAAGAATAGTTAGTGTTAAAAATGCTATTGCAGAAGGAAAACTTGACGATGTGATATATGAACGGAATTGTAATATTACAGAATCGTTACGGTGTTTACTATCCGCTAATAATATGAAAACAATTGATATTGTATCAGCATTAACTGTGTTTGCGAGTGGTGTGTTTACAATGGCATTTAATTACATTGACAAATTTGATTTACCAACAACTGAATTATGCTGTAACATGTATAAACAAGTTAAAAAAGATTATTACAATGGATATGTAGATTTATTTATATGGCATACAGAAAGCAGCAACATATGCGGCAGATATCACGCGATACGAATATATAAGTCTGGACATATTACAGAATATAAGGTCAAATTAGAAAAGACATGGAGCAATGATTTTGAAATGTACTTAACACATTATGAGATTTATAATAAATCCAAAAATAGATCCTATTTACGTAATCAAAAAATAAAATTTTGGTAATTTTATCACAAGATAACTCTTTACTAAAATTAAAGAAAGGAGGCATTTTATGGAGCAAGTAAACTTGATACCGTTTTACGCTTGCGCTATCGCGTTTGCACGCCATATACGATTAGATTTAGAAAACGAATACAGCAAGAATGCTGTGGCTTATTATAACGCTGCGAAGCAGAGCGAATATTACAACACTTTATTTTCGGAAGAACTGTCTCTACAAACAGAAGAAGCTTATAAAAAAGCACTCGGAATCGTCGAATATAGCTACACAGAAGATGAACAAGCACAGACTTCTTTGGATATTCTTTTCAAAAAGGGATACAGAAAGCTATACAACATTTTTAAAAGGCTTCCAAAAGACGAACCGCTTCATTTTGATAGTGTAATCGGAGAAGTCATTTATGCAAAGCTTGCAAAGTCGGATCATGTTTCAGACGATAATTTTAATGGTAATTTATTTGCAGGCTATTACTTTTCAGATATGTGGCCACAAGAGTTAATACAAGAACGCAAAAAATGCGATGAATTACTTTACTTTATTGCAAACTACGGATATGATACAGAACGCAGAATACAAAAGGGATTAAAGAAATATGACTGTGCCTTCCAAGAAAGAGCAAAATCATACATCAGTCAGCTTCCAAAAGATTTATTTAAGCAGATCCAGTTAGCGCCAAAAAATGACAAATTTGGATACACTACAGTGTTTGATATTGAATCACTTTCAAGTGTTTCTATTTTTTCTGAATTACAGTTCGCACGTGAAGATCTGGAAGCACTAGCAATTGCTTATATGCACGGGAAAAGAGGAGGAATACGTGAGGATTTCCTGACTTATGCAAAATATACGAGCTATATATTAGCTATGTGTAAGGCATACAAACAGTCTAAAGAATACTACTTCCAACACAATCGTGAAGATGTATATGTCGAAGTAGAGAGTATTAAAAACGAATTGCTTCAAGCCAAATCTGCATTATCTGAATTTCAAGAACGCAGGATATCTGAACAAAAAGCTTGTACTGAGCAGGTTCAGCGCTTATCTGATGAGATAAATCTACTCAAGCAGAAGAATGATGCGCTAAAATCCGAACTGCAAAAGGTAGAGAGTGAACGTAGGGAGCTTTATGCTTTGCGAGAGCATATATTTTCACTGGAAAACGATTCAGAAACCGAAAATACAAATGAGCTATCTAAGGAGCAAATTCAGCAATTAAAAAACATTAGTGGCACAATTGTTGGAGGGCATCCAAGCTTGATAAAGAAGCTCAAAACTTATCTTCCGAATTGGCAATATATCAGTGCAGGAGATGTCAGCACTGTGCGCAACGCTGCATTAAAAAAATCTGACTTTGTATTCTTTGTAACTGCCCACTTGAGCCACAAGCTGTATTACGCCATGATTGCAAAGGCCCAAGATTGGAATGCAAAAATTGGATATTTGAGCCGTATGAATATAGATTATGCATTGCAAGAAATATATATATTAGTAAATAGCAGTATTTAACCTTATTTGACATTATTTGAATGTAAAGAACTGTTAAATAAAGTAAAGAACTGTAGAAAGAAGGATATATATGAAGAAAGAATTTAATTTGCTTGATGAAAATTGGGTGCGTGTATTGCTTCCAGATTATACTATTAAAGAAGTTTCACTTAAAGAAGTTTTCACCCACAGTCATGAATACATGGATTTGGCAGGTGAAACAGATACTCAAAATGTCGCAATGATACGGCTGCTTCTTGCAATTGCTCATTCTGGATTTGCAAGATTCGACTCAAACGGTGATGAGATTCCGCTTTTGAACAGGGATGAAGCAATCAGCCGTTGGAAAAGCTATTGGAATCTCGGTCGTTTCCCAGAAGCGTTTTTAAAATATTTAGAGGAATACAGAGAACGTTTCTGGCTTTTTCAGCCTGATGCTCCATTCTATCAGGCAAACGAAGCTAAAAAAGGAACTGCTTTTGGTGCTGCAAAGTTAAACGGAGAAATTTCTGAAAGCAACAACAAGGTACGAATTTTTGCGACAAGAAGTGGAGAAGCAAAAATGCAACTAACATATGCAGAAGCGGCTAGATGGCTCCTTTTTATCAACGGGTATGATGATGTTTCTGTAAAGCCGAGTAAAGCAGGCTTGCCTTCAATCAGTATTGGATGGTTGGGGCAAAATACTATTGTTTACGCAATCGGTCGAAATCTTTTTGAAACACTTATGATGAACCTAGTTCCTTTACAGAATGGTAATGGAGAATTGTGGCCTAAGCCTTGCCCAATATGGGAATGCTTGCCACGATCCGATGAGCGCAAAAAGATTGATCCACCTTCTAACCCAGCGGAATTATTCACGCACCAATCGCGCAGGATATTTCTCAAGCGTGAAAATGGGGTTATAACCGGATTTAATGCATTGGGCGGGGAATTTTTTGATAAAGAACGTGTTACAGCTGAAACCATGGCACTTTACATTTTAAATAGTAAAAGCGCTAAACCACTTCGCTTATTTAACGATGTTCCATTGTGGCAACTACTCGACAAGATACTTTGCAACAATCAAGATACTGCTACATGGTTGCGCTTAATTGGAATTGGCAATGCAGGCTTTCAGACCTGTGGAATGGTGTATGATTCCAAGTTAATGAGGTTTGTTGATGAATGTTCAAAAAGATTTACAGCAAATCTTGATCCTAACTTTGCAGATTACATATCTGTTGGCATTGAACTGTGCCGTTATATCACAAATGAAATTGGTGTATTATCCTACAATATTCAGATGGCTAGTGGCAAGCAGAATCCGACTGAACTTAAAAAATATGAGTTTTCTAGTAACCTAGATTTGATTTGGTCCAGATTTCTTTCATCAAGCGCCACCGCATTTGAATATTTTCTAAGAATGGTCAAGCAGTCTGCACTGGACTTTTCTAAATCTTTAATTGATAATGCATCCCCGACATCATTTAGAGGTCGAATAGTTACGGTGAATGGCAAGGAAAAGTATTATTGCGCAGCAAAGGCTTATAATTCTTTTTTATATTATCTCAACCGATTGATTCCAGAGGAATCCAATAGTCTTGAAACTATAGAAGAACATTTAAGCTCTTACAAGGCAGATCTTAAACCGAAGGAGGAAGGTGAATAAATGGAAAGCAAAAACACATTTTCGAACATTGTAAAAACAATAATGTTTAAGAAAGAGATGGACGGAGTTCAGCTTGCAAAACTGTTAGGGTGTTCTCAATCTAACGTGTCCAAAAAGCTTAGATTAAATAATTTTAGAGAAAGTGATATACGCCAGATATCCGAAGCATTAGGATATGACGTTTCTATCAAACTCACATCAAAGGACACCGGAGAGGAATTGCAGATGTTGTAATAGTGTATTTTACATTTCTTTACATTATTTAACTTTATTTAACAATATTTGACATTTATTTACAGTAAAATATTTTTTTAAAGAGTTGTCGGTTTATCTGGCAGCTCTTTTTGTCGTTAATATGTCGTATCTCTGTCGTTTTTACATCTTATTTTTATGGCACAATACAGTCAGAATAAGAGGAAGGAAGGTGTGAATGATGTTTCCTGAATCATTTTTAACTAAAATATTTGAAAGACCAGATGTATGTATGATTCCAATGCAGTATCAATCAGCAATGATTCAGGCTATTGGAGAGGTTCTTGACGAGGAAGGAGTGATAATCGACGATGCCGATACCAAATCAGATGTATCAACCGTACAACCAACAGACAATGTATGGCCAATATAATAGTTATTACCCGTATCAATATCAGCAGCCGCGTTATGATCTGCAGCAAAACCAACCGCTTTTTAATCAACAGCAAAGCATTCAGCCACAGCAGCAGGCTGGATTGAACGGAAAGGTCGTGCAAGCTGTCGAACAAATTACTGCGAACGATGTACCTATGGACGGCTCAGTTGCCGTATTCCCAAAGCAAGACATGTCAGAGATCTATGCAAAATCGTGGAATGCAGACGGAACCATTAGAACGATTGTATATAAGCCGTACACAGCTTCACAGCCAGATGTGGCGAATAGTTCAGCCGACATGTCCAAAATGAAAATGGGGCTATCTGACGAGGCTACAGAGGCATTTATGGCAAGATTTGATAGTCTTGAAAAGAAGTTTGATGAACTGATGCCTAAGATAGCGCCTAAAAGGTCCGGAGGCTTAAAGAAGGAGGCAAATGAGAATGAATAATCCATTTCAGCTATTTCAAGCCATGAGGAATCCACAACAATTTTTGCAGCAAATGGCCGGAAACAGCCAAGCCATGAGCAATCCTATTTTAAAAAATGCTATGGATATGGCAAACAAAGGCGATACAAAGGGTGTAGAACAATTAGCACGCAACCTTTGTAAAGAAAAAGGGATAAATGTTGATGATGCTGTTCGCCAGATAAAAAGTCAATTGGGAATAAAATAATGGGTGAAATTTTATCACCCATTAGAAAAACTACTTATACACTTTTTCTGTAAAAGCTCTTTCAACAGTCCAACCTTTTCGGAGGCGATTATGAAGAACATCCCAACTTATTCCGAGCAAATCAGACCATTCTTTTAGAGTTTTGGTTTCTCCGTTATACTCTATATTCAAATTATTTGATTTGTTTATAGCTTGTTCTCCAGAAGTTGCCCAACGACAATTATTTGGCTCATAGTTACCATTATTGTCAATTCGATCAAGTGTGTAGTTCTCAGGACGTCCACCAATAGATTCGGACCATTCTACAAATTTCCAAAAGTCATGCCATTCTTCGCACACGGTTATTCCTCGTTTGCCATATTGGTAATACTTTGGATGGTTTGGGCTTTCACAACGTCCGATCATGTTTTTCCATAGCCCATATAGTGGATTTTTAGTTCTTCCATCAATATATATATGCCGGACTATTTTTTAGCAAACAACCGCAACTTTTCACTTTGTGATTTTTAAACAGGCAAGGCAATACCCTAACTTTATTTCCACAATCACATAAGCACTCAATATACTGCCTTTTATCAGATGGCCTTCTTTCTGAAAGACCTATTGCTGTAAGCATATTAGATCTTTGACCTATATAATTATCTATGCTGATCTTAGGCTTCCTTGAGTAAGAACAGGACCCACAAGATTTCTGATGGCCCTTAATAACTCTGTCAGGAGCAAAGGAGATAATTCTTCCACAATCACACTTGAAATCAAACCCATTTGGGATATCTGAATTTTTTGATTGTGAAATTACAGTAAGATGGCCATATTTTTTCCCTTTATAATCGGAAATGTGATACTTGAGCATAAAAACAACACCTTGCCTTTCGTGTTTTTAATCGCCTACCAATAAACGTGCAGAAGTCACTAGGCATTGTGATTTTCGGGTCGCGATTCCCTATCTGCACAAAGATATTATAACACAAAAATATTAAAAATGATACTAATTCTTGCAAGATTATGTATATAAAAAATTATTACGGAGGTAAATAGTATGTTTAACTCAGGAAACTGTAGTGTACCATTAGTGGCTAGCATTGATGGTAACGGCAATAACAACGGCGGCTGGGGCAACGACGGCTGGGGGCTTATTTGGATCGTTTTGATCTTCGCCATTTTCGGCTGGGGTAATGGCTTCGGTGGCTGGGGCAACAACGGTGGCGGAATGGGTTCTACCGCAGCAGCCTACACAGATAGTGCAATTCAGCGCGGCTTTGATAACCAAGCAATTGTCGGAAAACTAGACGGAATTACCAATGGTCTTTGTGACGGATTCTACGCGGCCAACAATAGCATGTTAACTGGATTTAACGGAATCAACACAAACATCATGCAGACTGGATATGGCATTCAGCAGGCTATCAACGCTGATACCGTAGCTAATATGCAAAATACAAATGCTCTGCAGGCACAGTTAGCACAATGCTGTTGTGACAACAAAGAAGCAATCTCTAACACCAATTATAACATGGCTACACAAGCAAATGCAATTCAGCAGTCCATTGATAAAGGCTTCTGCCAGTTAAACTATAATGCAGCAACCAATACACGTGATATCATTGACAATGCCAATGCAAATACCCGTGCGCTGCTTGACTACCTTTGCCAGGACAAGATTGCTGCCTTACAGGCTGAGAACAATGATCTTCGCAGAGCTGCTTCACAGGATCGCCAGAGTGCACTGCTTACCACAGCAATGGCATCTCAGACACAGCAGATCATCAACGCAGTTAATCCAGCACCGATTCCGTCATATCAAGTTCCTAACCCAAACGTGTATTACGGATGCAATAGTGGTTGCAACTGCTGACAAAATTAAATATCGGTATCTTAACCAAAACGGTTATGTCTGCTAACTAACGCAGTATTACTATCAGCAAAGGGGCAGACTCGAAATAGAGCCTGTCCCTTATTTTAAGGAGGTATCAAATGGCAGAATATGTTGCAGTCGCAACGCAGGAAGTTGCGGCAAATGAAAATGTAACTTTTACAAACACATCTATTAAGGGTTCAAACTGCATACAGCACCGTGAAGGCAGTGGAATCATTACTCTTAGAGGTCTTACGAATCAGTGTCAGGCACGTTTTTTTGTAAACTTCTCCGCGAATATAGCTCTTCCAGCTGGGGGAACTGTGGCTCCTATATCATTAGCAATTGCTATCAGTGGTGAGCCGGTGCTTGCTTCCAAAATGATTTCAACACCCGCTGCAGTATCTCAATTTAACAATGTGTCCTCAGGCATTTTTGTCAGTGTTCCACGTGGCTGCTGTGTAAATATTGCAGTTGAGAATACAAGTGGCGTTGCTATCGAAGTTGCTAACGCAAACCTTATAGTGAATAGAGTTGCTTAATTGGAGGTAGACTATGCATAAATGGGCTAAGGAAATCTTGGAATGTGTCAAAGAAAAAGCTAAAGCTATCGGAATTGATAATTTTGAAGGCCAGAATCTTGATGATTTAAAAGATTGGACCGAAATTGTTAAGAACATTGCTTGCTTTGATAAAGACTATCGCATCGTTGAGGCAATGGATAAGCTGCAAAACGATGATGAAATCATGGAAATGATTGAGCAGTACGGTGATTACCCATCACGTCGCTATTACGACCGTTACAGATACGCTAACGGCAGATTTGCCCCAAAGGGTAGAGGCACAAGAACCACAGGCAGACGCGGTTATGATGAGCCACCTTATTGGCACATGACCCCAGAGATGTATTACGAATGGGCTGATATGCCAGAAGAAGAGCGTATGCGTGATCTTGATAGACTCCGCTTTGGGCGCATGTACTACTCTGAGCCACGTAAAGGCTCCCAAATGCCGTCAGATGGTAGAAGCGTAGAAGATATGGGAATGAAGTCAGAAAGCCGATATGACCGCGCTAGAAGGTCATACAGTGAGACTAAGGACATGCACAAAGCTAACACTAAAGAAGACAATGACGCAAACATGCGAGGGCTTGAGTCCTTGCTAGCCGTTATCGACGAAGATCTTAAAGAGATCATGCCAGGGCTTTCGGCTTCCGAAAAAACGATGATGAAAACTAAGATGACAAACTGGGTACAGCGTATATAATCAATGGTACAGCCGGGGGCAGATGCTCCCGGTTTTATTTCAATTGCGCACTTGTTATAAATGTGCTATAATGGGGGTATCAAATGTTTTTTACAGTAAATAACAACACCTGGCAAGTTTGCTTTGTCAATCCTGGTGATCCGCAGTTGCAGCGCAGTGACGGAACATATACGCTCGGCGTAACCGACAACAATTTAAAGACTATCTTTATGTGTAATGATCTGTCAAACCAGATGATTGATAAAGTGCTATGTCATGAATTGACACACGTTCATGCGATGGAATATGGATACTCTATCCCAATTGAAACGGAGGAAATCGTCGCAGACTTTATAAGCCTTTTTGGCAGGAGTATAGTAACTGTTGCAGACGAACTTATATATCAACTTTTAGGAAACAATACAATTAGGTACTGTGCATAAAATAAAGATCACAATACATGCACAACTTTAGGCAATGTGCCAGAAAGGAAGGCAGATGTACACAAAGATTCACACGCAAAAAGACGTTCTCCGTGAGCGATATCTTTATCAATCCGAACTTACTCCACTGGGCTTTCCAAAACTGCTCCCAGTACACGCTTCTCTGAGTGGGCTTAATGCAGTATCATTTTGTGAGGCGGTAAAAGAAAAAAATCCGAAGAAGGCGCTTTGCCACTTTTTTATTGATGATGCACGGTTCGAGCCATTGTGGAATCAGCCGCAAAAGTATCTTCCAACACTTGAAAATTTTAAATACATCTGTGCTCCTGACTTCTCATTCTACGACTCTATGCCAAAGGTCATGCAGCTGCATCAAGTGTACAGAAGCCGCGCCCTTGCATGGTGGCTATTTATGAATGGATGCGACGTCATTCCAACTGTAGGTTGGGGAAACACAGAGACGTTTGAGTTTTGTTTTGAAGGGCTGCCAGAAGAGAGTACGCTGGCAGTCAGCACAAACGGCTGCTTTACCGATCAAGGCAAGGAGTGTTATCGACAGGGCTTCAAAGAAATGTGTTCCCGGCTCCATCCTGCAGAAATTTTAGTCGTTGGCCGCCCAATTGATGTGGACACAGACGTAAAAATCACGTATCGAGAATCGTTTGGACAGCAGCTTACGAGAAAGTTGAGGGGATGATATGGGTAGTAGAAGTGGAAAAAAACATGAAATCAGCATAATAACCTATGTTGGCAGTTTGAAGCGCATCAGAACTGAGGAAACTGTCGGAAATATCACAGTCATAAGAACCGAATACAAACAGCAGAAGCAGAAGAAGCGCCGTAAGAAAAGCCGATAGATTTTAACATTATTTTACAGTAAAATAATGTATAATAATGTAAAGTAATGTAAAATGCTGTCAAGAACTGTAAAATAATAGGGATAGATTTGATTCTATCCCTACTTTTTAGCTATACCTTAATATTATATTTTTTATTTTTACATATACCATTTAAACGGATAAGGGGCTTCGTTTTCTCGTGCCTCTTCTGCGTTTTTGTGGAGCTGTATCAAGTTATCAGCTGTGTCGTCGATCACAAAACCATCTGCTATTTTCCCAAATTTATATCCGCGACAAATTTTTATTCTATAATTTTTATCTATCCTTGCTAATGTTTCCCATGCTTTTAACTCTTCGGCAGGCATTTGTGCTAAGTATTCTTCCTCACAATGACACGTAAATTCTATTATTGTCATCATCAAGTTTATTGTACGTTCTATATCTCTTTCTTTTTCCGTTTTTTCATCTCCATCATCGTCAACAAGTTTTTCATATAATTCTTCTGCAAAATCCGGAATATACCATTTATCTTCTAAATAGTTTTTATCAACAGAATCAAAAAATTCTTTACCTGGAATAGGCTCTTCGTTTTCTGGATAGACTTTATCGACAAAATCAAAAAACTCTTCAACTACAATTTTAACTGCCTTTTTCAGAGCTTCATTTTCCAAAGAAATATAATTGCTGTACAAATCGCATGTTCTATCCAACAACCATCCCCATTCTTCGTGCCCTCTCGGCCAATCATTTTTGGCAAGTGGCTTGCACTGCGTTGCTGCTTCAATTACTCGTTTCATTTTTTCTTCATTCATTCTTGTTTTCCCGTTCCTTTCTTTTTATTAAAAATTCGTGACTTTAACCAGAAGTTTTTGACTATGCTCTAATATCATGTACAACTGGTGAAAGATCCTGGACTCTGCTTCCTATTGCTATAGGTGGCAACCATCTGATCACAAGTTTTCTGTTTCCTGCCTTTTCACTCCCTATCCAGAAATGATGCCAGTGTGCGCGGCGTACATGCGGAGTCTTTTTACTTCCTGCGGCAGAGGGTAGTGTATCAAGGTTTTGTTCATTTGCTTCTGTCTTGTTCTTGTATACATTGATTTCCCTAACGTTCCTTATTTCAGCTCCCACACGGTATCCTGCATCCAATACCTTGGGAATCTCCTTTGCACCAGAACGAACATATTTCTTTCTTGCTTTCTTGTTTTCTTCATTCTCGACAATATCTACATTCTGTGACAGTATAAACAGAATCATTTGTATTGTGCTTTGAAATATTTCGCGATCTTTTCTATATGTTTCTTCAAATTTCTCCGAAAACTCCGGCAGCCCCACTCTTTTATAGTTATCAATTCCACTGGAAATTGTATGGTCTATGCATTTTTGTAATTTATCAGACGATAAGGTTAAAAAATAGCTCCTTGATTCAATTCTGTTTTCATCGTCATTAAAGAAAAGTCTTTCAATCCTTAATTCATATAATTTAAATTCAAAATCATAATTCAAATATGTAAACCTTGATTCATCACCAACTTGAAGACATAAACATTTATATGGCAAATGAAGTAACATGTTTACCGGAACTTTTTCTATTCCTTCTGTTTCTCTTAATTCACTATAAAAATCTTCATCAAAGCGATAAATTACTTTTGATAAATCCCATGTTGCCACTGCTGAAATCAATCCTGCAGTGGCATTTCTAAGCCTTTTGAAATACTTCGCATCTGGCTCCCCCATTCGTGCTTTTTTGATTTCTAGCAGTATTTTATCATTAGGACAGTACACAATATTTTCGTCCCATTTTGCGCCTTGAGCTTTAAAATCCTCAATCGCAGCTTTTGCTTGATCAGCCAAATCAGGTTCAGCCTTTAAGAATCCTTTGTACAGTTCTAGTGCCAGGATTCGTTTATTCTCAACTTTTTTCTTTCTCTTCGCCATTTTGTCTCCTATTTTCTTCCAACGCCATTTTAACATCCTCTTCGGTCTTTTCAACTGGTAACTCTTCCAATCGCCAGCCCTTATAAGTATACACTGGCCTAGATCTCCGTGAAGACACACCACGTAAACTACTTGCAATTGCAGTAAAACCACCACGCACGCGTCCAGCTGCAATATTTTCTGGTACATCTTCATCAAAGAACCTTCGGCAATTTCTTCTAGCCCAATCCTTCAACGATACTGCTATATAGTAATTTCCTAGAGGATCAATTAAAATCCATTTTTTAGCAGTTCTGTTTTGCGGTCCCGGTTGTCCTTCTGGCAAAGCATGAGCCGCTTTAGTTGCTTCTTTTGCAAATCGTTCGCGAGCCGCTTTTACTAATTGACTTTTCTTTTGAGCTTCAATTAGAGCAGGCGGCATAGGTGTCCCCTTTGGCGTACACAAGCCGTGTTTCTTTCTTAATTGTGCCGCACATTTAGCAGAACAACATTGTTTTGTATCACTCGGATGCCAAATAAATGGCTTTCCACATATTACACAGTTGTGGTATTTACGTCTTCTTACGCATCCACATGTTACACATCTGTAAAAGTGAGATGCCTGCATTTCTTTTATATTTCCGCATTTTAAGCATTTCACTTTCCAAAGGCTTATTCTTTTTCCGGTATTAGGACTAGCGTATTTATTTTCGGAAGCTCCCAGCACCACCAAATCTCCATGCCGTTCGCCTGTTAAATCTTTCTTTGCCATTGCCGACTCCTTTCCCTTGTCAATATGCACTATTATAAGATAGCAGTACTGTTTGCACATTGTAAATATTGCACAAAATATTTTATGTTCTCCTATCGAACACTCCCAAAACACAGTGCAACCGCCATACCGTCAAAGATCAGCACGCCGAGTAACAAGTTGCCTTGAACCCTCTTGACATTTGGCAGAGAATGGCACGCTCTGCACTGCTGCACATCTTCTCAATCTGCAGGCTTGATTCCCAGATTACCTTCATTTTATCACCTCTTTCCGTGTCACGCAACCTTTTCAATAATAACAACCGCCGACAGTGGCGCTTCATATCGGAAAAAATCAGATGCATTTTTAAACTGTGAAGCCATCACCGGGATATATTCGTCTGGGTAGATGTGAGCTGTAGAAAACTGAATGCAGCCCAGATTTTTTACGGATGCGTGCAATATGCGTTGCTCTGTGTATGTCTTGCCGTCAATTTCGTGCTGCACTTCCCAGTGTGCCACCACACCTGGAGCCTTTACCGCCTCGAATACAAGAGCCACAGCATCAAGGCTTGCAATCTCTTTCTCAAGTTTCTCCAGCTCATCACCGTGAACCTTGAAAAGCTTTATATGTAGCTCTCGCGGCGCGGCACTGATAGATACTGTCTGTAAAATCATTGTTTTAACCTTTCTTTGCTTTGTTCAGTGCATACATTGTTTTTCATGTATTGCTATTTCCATATAGTTACTTTTTATTATCTCCGTGATGCTTGCCAAATGTGGCAAGTAGTGCATGACGCCGTTTCGTGTAGCTCTCAAATCTTTTACCGGATCACCCCGGCACTACAGGGGTAACGGACCCCCAGACGGTCTTTCCTTTATCCTGTCAGTTTTTACCGTACTTGCCGCAGCTTTCCGCACCGCCTGACCTTTACAGCCTTTAACCTTTTTCGCTGGTTTCCATCTCGTATGCAATCGGTTGTGTTAGCAGATGCATAAGCTGCTAGATGTCCAGACGATTATACAGCTTTCTGGATCTCGTGCCGTTTGCGGACGTTAGCGCCTCCGCATTTGCGGTTGATGTTTTTTCCCTTGTATTTTGACGGCGTCGCTCTTGTCTCAACCTCTTGCCAACCTCGCCGGGGTTTATCGCAGCACCTGCGCCGGGTATAGATCACTTATAACCGCATGGGTAGCCCTCACCGGAGGCGGTCACACCGCCCAAATAGCGTCCCCAGGTCGTGAACCTCGCCGCCTAAAGCGGAGAAACGCAAAACTTAAAATTCCTTAGCGTAGCTTTCAGCATCTGCCAGAGTCCGGCACAACTTGCAAATATTACTGTATTCACCATCTACAAAAATCTGCACACTGTAACCATAACCGCGAAGTCTTGCCGGGTGAGTGTCGCCCAGCAAGACAATTTTTGTTGTGATCATCGCTTTCCTTTCTCTCTTTCAAGCCATTTTCCGGCCAATTCGCCTTCTTGCTCAGTTGCCTTTGTAATTTTTCCATCTGGATATACGCGGAAGGCGTGCCACTTGTAAACCCCTACAAAATATACAACGTCTTCCTCACTCATACAGGCGTAAAAATCCTTGTACATGTCAGCACTGTAAAAATCAGCGTGTTCCTTGCCATAGCTCAGAACCTCGCCTGCAGTCTTTAAAAACTTGCCGTTTCCGGCATAGCACCAGCCGCGGCCGCTGTCCTTCGTCCAGATCTGGACGTTATAGCGGAAACCGTGCGCCATAGCTGGGGCGTTCTCACTTAACTTAATAATGTGTAATGTTGTCATAACTTTTCCCTTTCTTGCCTGCCATCATCAGCGCTGGGAGGCAATCCCCAACGGACGCCCAGCCTTGGGCGTTTCGGCTTAAATCTCTTCTATTTCATCAATGTAAAAATCAACCATATCAACCGCGGCTGTAAAGCGCTGCTGGACAGAAAAGCTAAATCCAAAATCTTTATCATACATGGCCGAAGCGCTTGTAGCTACATAATAAAAGAGGTCTGCCGCCTTGTCTTTATCAAAGGTCCCCTTTCTTGCTTTTTTTCTGAGGTTTTCGATACTCGGCTTAATCTGGCGATCATACAAAACGCCTGAGTTAGTAGCATATAAAAACAGCTCTCTTGCTTCATCGGATGCCTTATAAATCATATTTTTTGTTCTCTTCATATTTTTACTTCCTTTCTGTGTTTGTTGTTTTCCTTGTTTCTGACTGTATTATATAACAACGTACGTGTATATACAATAGTAATTTTATATAAATGTACGTGTATATTTTTGTGCATTATGTACGTGTATATTTTTATCTTTATAGTGTATAATTATGCTAGAGGTGGAAAAGAGCCTTTATAATATAAGAAAGGAAAGAAAAACGTATGGCAACATCAGACGCACACAAGCAAGCTACTATAAGATACGCAAGTAAGACTTATAAGCGCGTGCCGCTCGATTTGCGGCATGAAGATTACACCAGACTACAAGAGGCGGCAGCAGCTACAAGCCTATCAGTCAACGGATACATAAAAGCCGCGATAGCTGAAAAAATCAGCCGCGATAGCATCCGATCAGCGGCACCAGATGCAGAAGGACCTGCAGCACCTGTGGCAGAGCCGGAGCCGTCCAGCCAGAAGACCAAGAGCCAGACGCCAGACCTGGAAGCGGTAGACCTGCAAAGGCTCTTGGCTGATGCACGGTATCAGCTTGATATTATGGATATATACGGCCAGGAGCAGACGCAGCGCTTACTTGATCAGGCGCGGAGCAAATAAAAAGGTGGGCATTTTCGCCCACCTTATTTTTTTAAATGAAATAATATTTTCTTACTGTTTTTTCCGTTCTGTTAGGGCTGATGCTTAGTAACTCGTCTGGAAGATATCCGGCCTTTGTATAGCCGCAACTTACTTTTTCGTATCCGCCTAAGTCTTTAAAAAATTGTACTGCATCAAATACATTAAAAACATAAGTTGCCGATACTTCTTTTTCTTCTTTTTTCACTTCAACCCAACGCGTGCCGCGCTTAGCATAGGTTGTTTTTTCTTCTAAAATCTTGCCGCCGAAATCCTGGAGACTAGAAATATTTGGATATTTCTTAAAAAGCTTTCTGTAAGTTTTTGCTAATTCTGAATATAACATTGTTTTTTTCCTTTGCTTGATGTATAATCAAGCTACCTTTCTTTTTTTTGATTGGTGCCGGTTGCGTTTGCTTGGTAGGTAGTGCAACCGGCTTTTTTGTTTACACCCTTATTATATCACTTTTAAAAGTTATGTCAAGACTTTTTATAACTTTTTTTCGTTATATTTTTTCTTGACTTTTTGCCGCTGAAAAGCTACTATATATATGTAGCGATACACCAAGCACGAAAGGAGAGTACTACAAGTATGATAAAGTTTAAATTTGACGTAGCTGGCGCACTGGCTACCGCAGGCGTTACAGCCTACACAGCGCAGAAAAGCGGCATTTTGTCGCAGGATACATGGCGAAAGATCAAGGCAGGAGATACACATATAAGCCTTGAGGCTATTAACCGTATATGCTGCATTTTGCACATGCAACCGGAACATCTTATATACTATGCACCAGACCAAGCCGAAGAAGAAAAAATTTTAAAAAACTTTCGAAAAAAAGCTTGACATAGTAACTTTTTTAAGTTATACTAAAGGCACAAAGAGAGAAAGGAAGCCCCAAAGGGCAAAGGTAAAAAGATATGTCAAAGAAGCAGCAGTATACAACAAAGTTTTATGAGGGTAATGGTGGCGTTATTGATGCAGTGACACGCGATGAAAGCGGCAAGGTTGTAAACGTTCTTAGCGGTTTCGAGGCTGACCCAGGAACAGGGCTGTCAGTTCTGGCAGCAGCTCGCGAAAACTGGCCATATGCAGACCCGTTCGAGTCTTACCAGTGGGGTGGAAAGACTATGGAAGAAGTAGCAGAGGAGCTTGAGAAGATGGAGTATCATCCAGAGATGGGCGACTTGATCGCAGAGACAAAGGCAACGCCGGACCACTACACAGACGCCCAGTATATCGAGCGCGTTGAGTTCAACTGGAGCCGCATGGGCGCAGCAGGACATGAACTTTTTAAAGATTTAGATGTGCCGGAGGCTGTAGCATATCGCATCAAGTCTAGCAGAGAGTGGAACCCGGACGACTGCCGCCGCCTGTGTGAACTGGCCGACATGGCGAACGAGTACGACAGCGCCGACAGTGACACCGTAGAGGACGTAGTAAGCGCAGCAGCCGACAAGCTCGGCGTTGAGATTTTTTGAGAGGAGGCAGCCACATGAGTTACAGCAAGTTATCAATTTTAAAACCAGGACAGACTTTTAGTATCGGAGACGCTGTTTTTATTTTGCTTGAGCACGGCAAGGATACTACAAAAGCATTAGCTATCAAGAATGCTTGGACTACTCAGCCGGTTATGATGGAACAACCGTTTGACGCGCATGAGTCTAATTATAAGCTTTCGGAGCTTAGAAAGGACATAGAATCATGGGATAATCAAGGATGGATCGAAGATCAGGTAGGAGCCGAGAACCTAGTAGAACACACCGTAAGTTTAACAACGGTAGATGGACAAGACGACTACGGAGAGTTAACATGTAAGGTCCGCCCGATCACTTTTGACGAGGCCAGAAAGTATAACAATTTGATTTCAGATCCTGACGACGACAGCAGCTACACAGCAGGTTATTGGACGTGTACAGCATGGAGCGTACCGCGCCGCACCGGATATGAGACAGGCAATTTTGTTGCATATGTTACCTATAACGGCATGATTGAGCAAAATAATCCCTATTGGGGCTATGATGTGCGGTTAGTGTGCGTTCTTAAGTCAGATATTGACGTATTAGTTGATTGACCAAGGCAGCCGCCCCGGAGGTTACGAGGGCAGGAAGGCGAAAAAATGAAAATTAAAGATGAAAAAAGACTCGTAGAAATTATTATGAGAGTATGGGAGAATGGCCAATATAGCCAAGACCTCAGCACCGATCTTTTAGTTGATGGCTCTTTCAGATATGGCCAAGGGGCTTATAAGGTGGATAGCGTCGATGAAGTCATTGATTATGCTTTTGACTGGCAAAATTGCACAGGTGATTTTGTCGATGATGAAGACCCAGACAACAACCGCCGCGTTGATGTTGATGTAATTTCTAATTCAAGCCATGAAAAGCCGTACGATGAGTTCACAGCGAGAGCGCAGCAAGTAAAATCTGACGCACTGGCAACGGATGAGGCTGTCTCCCTTTTTGATGGGGGATGGCGAAGCAGTGATTATTACCAGCTCATGTTTGAGCGTAGATGTGACAAAGAAGAAGCCGCCGGTATCTGTGCAGCACTTGCCACTTTTGAACAGTAGCTCACATCTGCCCGGCAAGGTTAGAGCCGGGAGAAAGAAGTTTTATGCAAACGATTAAAATTTTTAGAGTGTATGGAGCCGAGGGACACCGCCAGCGCGAAAGTTTTTATCGCTCCTATGTATCCGATATATCACGCCCAAATTCTCCGCGCTCCATCGAGGTGTGGAACAGTGACAAGACAAGGACCAATGATTTTTCTATTTTGCAGATCGTTGGAGAATCGGACGTTGACTGCTACACCGAACTACAATTGCAACTGTCAACTGGAGCTTTTGAGTGCTCGAAAGTAGGCGATGTATACGAGATTCTGGCCGATGGCCTCGCCGTAAAGATGGGAGCAACAGACCGGGGCTTTTTGCCTGTAGGCACTCCCGAAAGTCTTCCAGCACCAACCCCAAGCAAGCTCAAAAAACCACACAAAAGAGAGCGAAAAAAATATGTGTCCGTGTTGTGTGACGATGGGCACATAAAGAAAGTACTGTATGACAAGATCATAGAGCACGAGAACGCAATTATAGATGACAATTTAGGCTATGGCTACTTACACAACTACACCTCACAGGAGCTAAGAAGTTACCAAAAAGAAGCCTATGCAGATCTGAAGGAGTTAAAACGGCAGCTTAGAGAGTATCCCGGAAGCGTAATCAAAGAGGACCCTACAACAGAGCGCTTTGTTTTGGCTTATCCCAACTCTTAAAAATTCAGAAAGAAGCACGGCAGGCGCACAGCTTGCCGTTTTTCTTTGCCCATTTTCAGACATTCAGCCGTAAATTTTTAATTTGTGCAACTTGCGTTTTTAAAAATATTTAACTTGATTTACACCTCATATTGTTGTATTATGTAGTTAAGCTACTATATATAGTATTTATATGTAGCCTAGATATGGATATATAGAGTATATAGCCCATGATCGGAAAAGATTTCAAGCCGTGCTAAAACACGGTGCTTCTTTTTCTGGTCGTGGGCTTTTTTCTTTCCCCAGGCCTACAGCTTTTCCGTGTCGCTTCCTTATATATAATATATACAGTATATATATTTACTGTATATGTATATGGTATATATACTTAATATATTATCAGTGTATTTATATTATATTTATAATTATATGGTGTATATGTATATAATATCTATATATGTACAGTGTATATAGAGTATATATAATATATTGTCTGATAATATATATTAAGTATATCTGTATAAGGTATATATGTACAGTATGTATAAGGTATATGTACAGTATGTATAAGGTATATGTACAGTATGTATAAGGTATATGTATAGTATGTCTCTATGTACTGTATAGGCATAGGTATAAGTATAAGTATATGTATATCTGTATGTACAGTATATAGATATCTGGTAAGTAGGTATGTGTATAGTGTATCTAAGTATATACAGATACAGAGTGCAGGAGCTGACAGTTGATCAAGTCAGAGGCGGACACAGTCAGGACAGGCAGCCAGGACGGACACAGACGAGAGCTGGACACGATGAGCACACACAGAAGGGCGCTAGAAGGGCACAGAAGGCGGCTAGAAGGCATTTGAAGGGAAAAGGCTAAGATATAGCCACATATACGCACGACAAAAAGAAATACAGGGAAAGGAGGGCTACAGAATGCCAAGAGGAGGGAAACGAATGCCAAGCTATAGGGATATTGCAGAAACCATGGACGGAGACGAACTGGACGCTATCCTTGACGTATCTCTGCAGGGGCTAGCTAGAGCACGTGAAAAAGGTTCACAGCCCATGTATAGCAACTCTCCCGAAGGGCTAAAAAGTTTCAAGCACGACTCAGAAGAGTATCTGACATTTGTCCGGAACGTAAACAAAACCCCAACGGAAGGCGGAAAGCTGCGCCTAGTGCCTGATATAGAGTCCTGGGCGGCATTTTTGGGAGTTACGCGGCACATGATCACGGGCTACGAAAAGCGTGGCAGTGATTGGAAGTCTACTATAGACGCGGTAAAAGGCGTTATAACAGCTTGCAAGAAGCAGCTTGCATTTACTGGCAAAATGCCACCAGTGCTTGCAATCTTTGATCTTACCAACAATTCCGACTATGTCAACGCGTCAGAGTTCCGGTTATCAGCTGAGGCAGCACCGGAGGCTAAGCAGATAACGGCGGAAGAGTGGGAAAAAGTCATTGATGCAGAGCCAGAAGCCCCGAAACTATCGGATTTCAAATTATCTGACGATTTAAATTAAGATTAGTCAAGGTTTCTTGATCTATGTTAATCTTTAAAGTAACATGCAGTACGTATAATGTTTGTTATACGTACTTTTAACGGTCAATGGTGCGTATACTCAGACCAGGACAGCAAAACACTGTTGCTTTTGTATATACAAATACACACAATTTAGGTTTTGCCGCCATAGGATCAGGAGCCGCAACCAGCTGCACAGCTGCCAGATGATCACACAAAAGGGGGTGTAGGGGTCTTAGAGCGTGCCCCCGGCATGGGGCTACTTAGTCCCCAAAATATTTTTCCAAAATAAAAAGCCCCTTTTAACTCGTAACTACACATATGGCAAAGATAAAAGCTGTGAGCCTTGACAGTTTCTTTGCTGTAATACCAAGGCATGCCAGAAAGGTAGGTGTTTATATGAATAATATAAAAATATTTGAAGAGAATGAATTTAATAAAATCAAAAACCTTCAAAAAGAGAAACCTAATTCTGTTGTGGGAATTATATATGCTATTGGGTATGGAAATGGAGTCAGCAAAATTGGAATGTCCTCATTTCCAGCAAACAGAACTTCTATCTTAACACATTACATCAATGACTACATGCAATGCCCAGTAGATAAAATTCTAATCAGTCCATGGCATACAAACTATAAAGAAAACGAAAAGAAACTACATCAACATTTTTCAAAGTTCAGGATTCCAAATACAGAAATATTTACTGTAAGTGTGGATCAGATTGCCAAATTCATAGTTTCAGATAAAGGCATTCTATTTGAAGATAATTCTGAAGAAATATTAAAAGACATTGAACAAAGTGGAAAAGCGTTAATCGAATTTGGGAAGTCCCTTCTCAGAGGAGATTTTCATTCTTCAAAATCTGATTTTGAAGAGATGTATGATGCCATGTTAGACGATGCGGATTCTCTAACAGAAGAGATTATATTCACAGCAAGAGTGCTAGTTGATGATTATAGAGCTGCGCTAGAAGACAACATGGAAGCAGAGCTTTCAGCACTAAAAGCTCGATTTGTCGAAAAGTGGATCGAACATGGTCTAATCGACGAAAACACAATAGCTGCCAAAAATTTATCAAGCCAATGAAAATATCAACCAAAGAAATAGCCGACGAATGTCAGCATTGCGGTGACATACTGTTTTGCCAGTTGTGCCGTGAAGGGCACGGAATCAATCGTGAACGAATAAACGTTACCCAAATGGTTACATGCCAGATAGAACACAAGAACAGGAGGTTATCTAATGAGAATCATTTCACAATGTAAAACCAAATCTGTTGAGTTTTGTAACGTTGCTTTGCTGAGACGTGATGAAACTATCTTTGCAAGGACTGCAAACCAAGACATGGTACTTGCAGAGTATAAGACTCCAGTCAGAGCAGCTGAGGTATTTGAGGAATTAAACATTTCTGCTTCTAACTTCTCAACATATATCTACTACATGCCGGAGGAATAAGCAATGGAAAGAAAATTAGTTTTAGTTAAATTTATTGACGGCACAAGTGAAACAATAGAAGCTTATTGCAGTTCGCGAGGTGGATACTATGGCTATCTAACCAAAAAAGAATTGTTTTACGTATCCTGCGCTTCTAACTTCTCAAAAACTCTCTTTCCTCGCGAGTTTGTTAAAGCAATATCCCTTTTGGATGAATAGGAGGAGCAATGGCAAATACAAAATTTGAAAATGCAACAACATGGTTACAAGGTGTCATTTCTGGATATCAAAAGCAGATCAACGATTTCTCAGCTGTGCCTAATCCAGATGCAAATAAAATAAAAGCATGTAAAGAACGTCAAGAGCTTTGTCAGTACATTTTGGACTTTATGGTTAAGACTAAGCAGCAGAATGATGTAATGGCTGCTAAGTCAAGTTCTCAAAATACCGCTGTAAAGCCACAGAATGCCCCACAATCAATTTCAGCTCATTCAGCATCAAATACTATAGGTAAAGAACAGCTAGAGCAATTAGAGCTTGTTTTGGGGCTTGATGCTACAATCAGCTTTTGTAGAGCCGCTTTAATCTTGGAGCTTCCAGAATTTGGGTCAAAAGAGGCACTTCTTGGAACACTTAAAGATTTTACTGCGAAGCGTTAGGAGATTGTGCGAAATGATAAAAATTCTGAGGCCCGGTACAAGAAAGGAAGCTGAATGTCCAAGTTGCGGTGCACTTTTGAGCTACGATATTTCTGACATTCTTGAGAAATCGTCGCACTCAATTGCAGAAACATCATCTGCATTTTGGCTAAGCAGTAAAAATACAACTTACATCATCTGTCCGCAGTGTAATAACGAGATTATTTTGTCAGCAACTCGATAAGAAGGGAGTGTCTATGAGTGATATAGATAAATGCATTTCTGTGCTAATCAAGCTTAGCAAGTCTTTTGGAATTGATGCTAAAGCTTTGCCACCGTGTTTTAACCACATAACTGTTACTTTTAATAAAAAATTATATGATGGTACTCTGCACCGCTTTAACTATGCTTTTGAGCTTTGTTTACTGGAAAACCTTGACACTCGTCAACTTCCGGAATATTTCGAATATGTATTTTTCGATAAAATTTTGGAATATTTTATCGAATGTGAAAAAGAAGCATTCAACGCAGAGGAGTTTTTATGATTAAATTAGAACATGCTGTATTACCAAGCCCAGAACAAATAGAATTTGCTATTGAAGGTCTTCGAAATTCCTTCAATTCATGGTTTAAAAGTGATAGCCATTGGGGTTGCCTTCGCCTCGGTGAAGAACGTGATTGTGATACCTGCGATAGTATCCAACCAGATAAATGTACATGGTCTCCACAATTTATAGTTGGCAAAGAAGATATGGCACTTATGCGACGTCTATCTTCATATGGTCCCGATCATCGTAAATTTATGCGTATGCTTCCGGTATGTATCAGAATTACAGCACCACTTTATTGGTGGAAAGAATTTGACACTTACAAGGTCGGTACAGTTGCAAATTCATGCAGTACCATGCATAAGATCACTGAAAAGGAATTTAATCGTAGTGATTTTAGCCATGAGCATATTTTTAAAAGCCCTAATGTTTATTCAGGTGCTTGGGATATGGAAACATCAAATATGTTTTTTTCTGTAAATATTCAAGATGGTATTTATTTCTCATCGGAAGATATTTTAGATTTCACAATACAAGCCCTGAATTATTACCGAAAGAAGTATATTGAAACCAAAGACAAAAAATATTGGTGGCAGCTTATTCAGCTTCTTCCAAGTAGCTATAATCAGACTCGTAATTCAATGCTGAACTACGAGGTTCTGGCAAATATTTATAAATCCCGTCAAAATCATAAGTTAGACGAATGGCGAGATTTTTGCGACTGGATTGAAACATTGCCGTATAGTGATCTTATCACTGGAAAGGAAACGAAATGACATTTGACGAGTATCAGCGCGGTGTAATGAGAACCGCATCAGACGTAACGAAAGCAACAAAGGAAAACATGCTTATGAATGGCATCCTCGGTACTGCAGGTGAAGCAGGTGAGCTTGTTGATCTTCTCAAAAAGCAGATTTTTCAGGGGCATCCATTTGATAGAGAGCATCTTATCAAGGAGTGCGGTGATGTGCTGTATTATCTGGCACTTACTGCTGAGGCACTCGATACCTCTCTTGAGGATATTGCGATTAAAAATAACAAGAAGCTTTGGGAGCGCTATCCTGATGGCTTCAAAGCTGAAAATTCGCTCCATAGAAAGGAAGGGGATATTTAATGTTTGTTCTTATTCTCCGCGTTCTGGCATCTCTTTTCAACATCTTTATGCTGACTAGCATTATAGGGTGGCTGAACGAGAAAAGGTCCAGAGAAAGACTTGCCAGTGCTGTAGTGCTTTCTGCGTTCTTTATCATGAATCTTGTCTTGACAGCCAGTGGTTTGTGAGGATAAGATCACGCTGGGGTTATCGCCAAATGGTAAGGCACAGGATTTTGATTCCTGCACTGTTGGTTCGATTCCAACTAGCCCTGTTGTGCCATTAGCTCAGCTGGAAGAGCACTTGACTTTTAATCAAGGCGTCATGGGTTCGAGTCCCATATGGCACATACGGACCTTTAGCTCAATAGGTTAGGGCAGCTGCCTCATAAGCAGCCGGGTCTGGGTTCGAGTCCCAGAGGGTCCATATGCAGTTTGTAAACAATGTGGTTTTTTCTTTCTCTTGTGAAATCCCTTTCTCTTTTCCCACAAAGTAGCAACTGCAACTCCCCGTGAGAATCAACCTGCGGACAAGTCAGCCGCAACCGTATAGGCGGTCTTTGGGTAGATGCGCAGAATTGGTATTGCAGCAGACTATAAATCTGTCATCTTCGGATATGTAGGTTCGAGTCCTACTCTACCCACTTTTGCCGTGATGCCACAATGGTACTGGGCTAGTTTTGAAAACTAGTGATCTGTAAAAGGACTGAGGGTTCGAATCCTTCTCGCGGCGCTCCAGTTGCCTAGGGTAGCTCCCGAAAAGCAGAACCTGTGACTGCTTGGCAACTGATTTGTAATCACAGGAATACATTATCGCACAGGAGGTAAAACAGATGTCGGAGAAGGCAAAAAAAGAAATAGTAATATCGGAGGGCAGAGATTTTAAAGGAATCTGGATTCCAGAACGTCTTTATTTATCACCGGATTTAAGTCCTAGAGAGAAATTCTTGTTAATTGAGATATACAGTCTTACTCAAAAAGACAAAGGCTGTTTTGCTTCTAACAAGCATTTTGCCAACTTCATTGGCTTGAAAGAAAATAGTATTCAAAAGATGCTTTTAAAATTTGAGCAACTGGGATTGATTGAAAGAATCTTTGAATACAAAGAAAACACTAAAGAAATCGACAAGCGAATCATTATACTCACCCAGAAATTTTTTGATTCTTTTGTCAATGAAAAATCTATTTCTTCTAACATGGAAAAAAATCCATGTGGGGGTATGGAGAAAAATCAACAGGGTGGGGTTGAAAAAAGTCCACAGATAAGTAATACAATAGATATTAAGTATAACAGTAGTTTAAGTGATACAGATAAAGAACATGCTCTATTATCAACTAAAGTTGACAATAGAGATAAATACATGGTTTCGCGCACTAAAAGTGCTCAAAACTCAGGTGGCAAGCCTCAAAAGAAAGAACCTACTGTTGATCCAGATGATTTTATCAAATCTAAGGAGCCAGTTCTTAAAGATGAGCTTCACAGACTGTATTCGAACAATCCTAGAAACATCTTTACTACAGAGCAACAGGAAAATGACTGGGTTGACAAGGAATATAACAGCCTGACTGCTGTTATTTTTGAGTTTAACCATCAATACAAAGCATCTACAGGCTTTGATGCCAAGAATCTATCAGACGAGAGCCTTAAACGAGTTGCAAGAAGCTATATCAAGTCACCAGAATCTTTAAAAGATGACTATGATGACCTTCAAAGCAACAAGGTTTTGATCGAAGAGTATCTAAAAACTGATTACGGCAGCAAACATGGAGTGATTGTAAAGAGTTTATCACACTACATGTCTGGCAGCATCCGAGAAATGTTGTTTTATAAACACTTGTATTAACTTGCTAGCTATATACACGTACATTATGCTAGCTATATATGTACGTTGATACAAGTATACACGTACACTAGGAGGTGTAAATGCAGAATATAGAAATCAACTTTGGGGTTCGTCCATGTATTGTAACTCAAAATGGCGAAGAAAAGAAAGCGTTATTCCATATGTGGGAAAATTTTGCAAAGCCTGTTGCAGCGGATTTGTATATTGGCGGTTGTCCTGAGGGACAAATGAGCATGATATTTGGGCTTGTAGAGTATGAGGACGGCACGATGGGCGAGGTAAATCCAAGCCAGATTCGATTTGTTGACAATAGGATCAAAGGCTATGCTTTTGAGGAGGGCTGATTCATGGTGAAATATAGACCACACAGAGGAGCATTATGCGACGCAATGGCAGAAATGAGAATCTTTGATTCTGTCGAAGATATGTTCCACTACATTGTCGAAGACTGGAAAGCATATGGAAATCCATTTGATATCGGAGATTTAACCATAACGTGTGATGAAGGAAAAGACGAGCGCATTAACTGGAAGGAAGGCAGATATGTCTGCACCAGGCGAATGCGAGAAAAGATTTTTGACACACCACAGTGTATCGGAATGTGTTCGATTGAATTGTAGAACGGAGATAACAATATGATGATTGCAAATAAAGTAAATGTAATGGGACAGGAATACCAAATTGTAAAAGTAAGCCGTGACCAGTATAAGCAATGCGATATCGCGGACGGATGGTGTGACGCTTACGGCAAGAAGATTTACTATGTAGACCCTAATACAGATCCAGAACATGATTCAATGGCGACATCGTCAGAAGAACTTGTAAAACATATTTTACAGCACGAAATTGTCCATGCGTTTCTCACTGAATCGGGACTTGCAATTAGCTCATACAGCATTGTCGGTGCATGGGCGATGAACGAAGAGATGGTTGACTGGATTGCATGGAATGGTGAGAAACTGTATCAGGCGTGGAAGGAGGCAGGATTAGTTGATTAAAGATGATTTGCAAACAAAAGTTGTGGAGCAAGCCGCCCTTATAGCGGCGGCACTCAAAAAAGGTAAAGATGTTGAGGTACGGCGGACCGCATCCGGAATCAGTGTTGCCGAAGTTAGCAAGAATGTTGTATACCGATGATTGATGTCATGATTAACATTGACTGCAGAGATGGAATGAAAAGTATACCTGACAAGTCGATTGACATGGTTTGCACAGATCTTCCATACGGGATTACAAGAAATAAATGGGATACTCCGATTCCGTTTGATGACTTATGGGGGGGCATTAACCGAATAATCAAAGACAATGGTGCAATTATCCTCTTTGCATCTGGTATGTTCACGGCAGACTTGATGAAAAGCAATTGCAAAATGTGGCACTATAATTTGATTTATGAAAAAGCAAATGCATCTGGATTTCTCAACGCGAACCGTATGCCACTTAGAGCGCATGAAGATATTTGCGTGTTCTATAAGTGTTTGCCAACATACAATCCACAAATGAAAAACGGTATGCCTGTTAAACGGGTTCGAAAAACTCAGAAAGCAACATCAAAATGCTACGGAAACTATACACCAACTGACTATGAAAGCACACAAAGATATCCAAGATCTGTGTGGAGATTTTCAAATGAAAACGGATATCATCAGACACAAAAGCCAGTTAAACTAATCGAAGAATTGATTAAGACATATAGCAACCCAAACGACACAGTACTTGATATCTGTGCTGGAAGCATGACAGCAGCAATAGCAGCTGTGAATACTGGTCGTCATTACATTTGTTTTGAAAAAGATCCTGATATTTTTTCAAATGGCGTAAAAAGATTTAATGAATCAACTAATGGAGGACATGGACAATGAAATTAAAAAGACTAATTGTTACCCTTGCAACCGCAGCAATGTTTTCTAGCGCAGCCATTGGCTGCGGCACTGAAGCTAATAAGGTAAGCGCTAATATTTCTGTGCAAGCAGACAATTTTAATATTACCAGAAAGCTTACTGTTCTGAACGCAAGAACCGATACAGTCCTTTTGGAGCTGACTGGAACATTTGCATTAAAGAACAATTCATCAAATGAACTCGAAGTCATTATTGAGACTGCCGAAGGCAAATATCAGAAAGATTACGTGTATTTGAATGACTACACCATGTACGTGGTCGAAGATATCTCTGGTTCAGAGGTAGACAAATACCGTTATGAGATCAATTTCTTGCCTGAATGGGGATACAAGGCAACTCATCATGAGTAAACTTTACGTTTACATAGTAAACATATGTAATACATTTAATTTTAAAGGACCATAACAAGAGCTTGAAAATGAATTTTGCTGCACTAAAGCTTGAAAAGCCTAGAAATCTGTCACCAAACACTTAGGAAAGGAGAAAAAAATCTTTTATGACATACGAAGATGCCTTAAAAGCCTCAGAAAATGGTCTAAATGTAATGATATGGACAGGAGAGGAGTATCTGCGCCTAGAAGAAGCAAAAGAATTTCTGAATTGTTCTTCTCATGTAATTCGAAGTAGTGAAGAATACAAAGGATACAAAAAGTTTTGCGAAGCCATTCAAAGCGATAAATGGAGTACTTATACAGAAATAGATCTTAGATGGGAACTTAGAAATTATCGAAAGCGTTTTGAACGCCTGAGTCGCATACAAGATGATTTTTTAAAAGAACTACTCGGCAGCAATTATACAGCCCGGTATTCCAGTGAGCAAATGATCGTTGCCGATGCATTCAACACTCTTTATAGCCTAAAACGCAACCAAAAAATATTTATGTTTACAACTATTGTATTCTTAGCAACAACAATTATAGCCTTAATAGTTTAAAGGAGGAGTACGCATGAGATTTTCAGAAGCATTTAAATTGATGAAACAGGGTGCGCTGATAAAGCTTCCGTCATGGGCAGGCTATTGGTACTGGTCCAAAGAAAAGCAGACCATCATCATCCACACAAAAGATGGTGAGGAGTTTGACATTAGAAAAACAGCTAATCTAGATTATACTTTTTCAAACATTGCATCCGATAATTGGATTGTTTGGCATTTGAACAGTGAGAGCCTTAACAGCAGAGCTAAGATAGCTATGATTTCGCAACCAATTTGTGGTAAAACCATTGAAGAAATTAAAGCCACAAGAGAAAAAGCCGTTCAAGCTTTAAAAGAAATGGGGTATGAACCTATAGATGTTCCTTTTTTAGAAGAATGGTACAACTCCAAGGCTTCTCTTGAGCAAAGTAGCGTAGTCACCGTTCCTGAATATTTTGTTGCTGAGCTTTTTATTCGCATAACCCGTTCTAGCGCAATTTACTTTTGTAAAGGATGGAAAAACGCGGTTGGTTGTTGGCTCGATCATAATGCTGCTTCGGCATACGACTTAAAAATTATTTACGAGGAATAGGAGAGCAAATAAATGATTGTTACAGGCATGGCACACTTTCAGAATGTGTGCAAAAGAAAATTGTCAGAATGGTATGACAAGCAAGAAGGAGTAGAAAAGATTACTCCAGATAATGTTTTCGTTGTATGGAGTTGTAAGACTTTGCAAAATTACAAGTTACTGGCAGCCACCACAGTGTCGGGAGATGGAGTTTATGCCGAGTATACTTACAACGGCGACAAACAGGAACTGTACGAAGACGTGTACAAGAAAGTACAGAATACATGCCACAAGGAGGAATAAGAAAGATGAAAGCAATGCTATCACAGCCAATGGCTGGCAAAACTGATGAGGAAATTGTTGCAACAAGAGAAAAGGCTGTTACAGCTTTAGAGGCGAAGGGCTATGAAATTGTAAACACTCTTTTTACAGACGAGTGGTACAGCAACGAGTCGATGAAGGAACGCGGTGTTGTACAGATTCCGCTCTGTTTCTTGGCAAAGTCTCTGGAGAACATGAGCCTGTGCCATGCTGCATATTTCTGTAAAGGATGGGAAAATGCTCGTGGATGCCGTATCGAACATGATGCAGCTGTTGCGTATGGGCTAGATATCATCTACGAAGAGGATTAAGCACCATGGATTCAAGAATAGCAATTTTCAACATGCAGGACGGAATCCCAATGAAACGCCGAAAATATCCTGAAATTTGGTATTGGGATAATGAACGGAAGACAATTATGATCAAATATCCTACAGGGCATACAGACGAAAAGCTTTTCGCAATGAATGACCAAGATCATATTGATTATGTATTTGAGGCTTTATATGCAATTGACTGGTATCCAGCAGATGAAGCAGATCGTTCGAAATTGGGAGCATTCTACTTCTCAAGACCATTTTCTTTTAACCATGCTCTTTTTGCACTCAAAGACGGTTGCGAAATAACACGTAAAGCCTGGCATGAGAAAAAAATATATCTTAAACTTGTAGAAAATAGCAAAACAACTATTGCTCTTGTGTATCCAAATGGTACACAAATTGACTGGACACCTTCTGTTGAAGACATATTAGCAGAAGATTGGCTTTTTTACACTGAATGGAGGAAAATAAATGGTTAGAGTAGGTTCGGCGAGAATTGATGAGAATGGAAAAGTGATTGGCGGACAGGCAGGAGATCAGACAGGGCAGGAAGTAGCTGTAGAAGCATGGTATCGCCATGATAAGGGGTGGGTAGTTATCCGTGCTAAAGATGCAGCAGTGCGTGAGCGCATTGCACAGTGCATGGAAGCAGCGTGTGCCAACAATTTGATTGGTTACAATCAGGACGGATCATGGGAGCTATACGACAAATCAAAACAGTATGGATGGGATTGCTCAAAGGTAAATGTTACTGCAAATACGGATTGCAGCAGCCTTGTTCGTACATGTGTTGCATTTGCAGCACAGAGGGAGATTGAGTGGTTTTCAACTCTAATAGAAGTTAAAATTTTGAACAAAACAAAACTGTTTAATATCTTGACAGATGCAAAGTATACCAATTCCTCAGATTACCTGTTAAGAGGAGATATTCTCTGTACCTGCACACAAGGTCACACAGTAGTTGTCCTTGACAATGGCACAATGGCTGGACAATCTGGTAGCCAACCACCTCAGAACAGCACAGAGGGCAATACGAGCTTTTGTGGCAAGGGTATTGGAACAGCAGTCGCACTCACACCTATGAACATCCGCACAGGAGCAGATACATCTGCAAAGAAGCTTGATACAATCAAGACTTCTGTAGCTGTAGAAGTCCTTGATATCACAGCTTCTGGATGGTATAAGATTGTATGGCCGGGAGAGGCTTGCGGATATGCCTTTACAAAGGCAGGAAGTGGCTATTACAGCTATTCTTCAAATGCCAACACACAAGTTATAAACTTAGGCGATAAAGTCCAATTCACAGGCAATAAACAGTATATGTCGGCATGGTCCGACAGACCAATCACTGCAGTTCCAGAGGTTGCAACTGTAACAGGTATTTGTGAGAGTGGCAAGCATCAGTATCACATCATAGGCGATAACGTCTACGGTTGGGTAAACAGAGAAGACATAGTAAGAAAATAATTAAAACGGCATAATCAAAATGGTGATTATGTAACAGCCAAAATGGAGGCTCTTCTTTAAATGCTAAGAAAGGAGGAGCCTCTTTTTGTTAGAGTTAAGGCAGCACAAAGAACGTGTGGAGAATATACAGCGCCAGATCATCATGCAGCCTACATACAGCCAGCTCAGCACCTTATGTGGCGGAGCAAGACTGATTTTGCTTGACGCTAATGAGTTTATACCAAATCGTGATTTTAAGAATCTTGATGCGTATAGAGGGTATGGCGACCATGTAAATAGCTATGTCCGATGGTACTGCAACCGCAACAGAAAAGTAGAGGGTGACGAGTGGGACAAACTGTATTGGCAGACTTATCTGAATGGTGCGAGAGCAAGAATATTCAATGACTATTTGCTATTTCTGGAGCACAAGCGCGAACCCCGAAAGATGTTCTACAAGCCAAAGATTAAGCAGTTTGAGAAGTTCCAGCTTATAGAATCTTATCAAGGTATGCTTGATGATAAGTACGACATTCTGTGTATATCCATGCCACCTGGTACGGGCAAGGCACAGCCATTATATTCAAAGGTACTTACTCCGAACGGTTTTGCTCGGATGGGCGATTTAAAGGTTGGCGACAAAGTATTTGCTGCGAATGGCAATGAATCAACCATAACTGGAATCTTTCCCCAAGGTTTGCGTAAAATTTACGAAATAACGCTTGAAAACGGTTATAAATGTAGAACATCTGATAATCATTTATGGTTATCAGTTTACGAAACTTCACTTGGAGTTTTTGAATGTCAAAAAGTTGTAGAGACTTCAAGAATGCTTTACAAACCAACTCACTTTTACATACCTTGTATTTCTGGTGAAAACTTCAACCATTTTGAATACTGTAGAATAAAATCAATTGAATATATCGGAGATGATGAGTGCCAGTGTATATATATTGATGATCCATCACATTTATATGTCACTGATGATTATATTGTTACGCATAACACAACCCTACTCAAGTTCTTTCATTCAGCTGTAATCGGTTGGTTCCCAGACGATTACAGCCTGTTCTATTCACACTCAGGTGACATCACACGTATGTATTACGATGGTGTCTATCAAATGGTTGATGATTCACTTGAGTACGCTTGGCACGATATCTTCCCTGACTTGAAAATTACATCAACAAATGCATTGATGCAACAGTTCAATGTCGGAAAATATAAGCCATTTCCATCTTTGCAAACAACATCTGTAGGCGCGAAGAGTGCCGGAAAAGTTCGTGCAAGCAAATTTTTACTTACTGATGATATGATTGGTAGCCTAGAAGAAGCCTTGAACAAGAACTACCTCGACAAGATGTGGGGAGCTTATACTGTAGATGCATTGCAGCGAAAAACAGTTGATAGCAATAATAATCCTTGCAAAGAGATCATGCAAGCAACACGTTGGTCAACTCAAGATGTTATTGGAAGGCTGATAGATATATACGATGGAAATAACCGTGTAAGAGTCATTTCCATTCCTGCTACTGATCCAGAGACGGGCGACAGTAACTTTGACTATGCAATAGGTGGCTTTACAAAGGAGTTCTTTGCAAAGCAAGCGCTGTTGATGGATGACGTGTCATACAACTGCCTTTACATGCAACAGCCAGTCGAAAGAGAAGGACTGCTGTTTCCAGAAGAAAAAATCATGCGATACAAGGAACTTCCGACCTCGAAAATTGAACGTATCACTGCTCAAGCCGATACAAAATCAACAGGTACTGATTTCTTCGTTCTTCCAGTACTTATAAAGTACGAAGGAAAAGATTTGTATTACTGCGTAGACTGCGTGTGCAGCAGTTCTTCCGATTATGAAGCTCAGTATGAAAATTCCGCAAATCTCCTTGCTGACAACAAGGTTGAAGATTGCGAGTTTGAGGGTAATAGTGGTGGAGACCGTGTTTCTCTGGAAGTTGATAAACGTGTCCTTGAAAAAGGCTGGATTTGCAACATATCATCTCGAATGACCGAAACGAATAAGGAAGCAAGAATATATCAGTGTTCAAACTGGATATTGCAGCACGTTGTCTTTAAAGATAAAAAGCTTTATACGCCAAAAGAGCCATATGGAGTAATGATGTCTCTTTTGGCTCAGTATTCCACCAGTGGAAAAAAGCAGCTTGATGATGTACCAGATACGTTTGCAAACTTTGCACTGCGCATACAGCGCAGAAAACCAAGACCAACAAGAATCATTAACAGCATCTATTAAGATTGGAGACATGTATGGATACAAAACACTATCTTTCACAAATTAGCGTACTTGATCTTAAAATATCAAACAAGATCTATGAAAAAACACAGTTAAAGAATATGCTTTGTTCGGTTCCGAGTTGTGTAAAAGATGTCAATGTGCAAACTGGACATGCCACAGACAAGACTGCATCTACGATTTGCAAGTTGGTAGATATGGAACGCGAAATTGATTCAATGATTGATTCTTTTGTGGATTTAAAATCTAAAATCATTGCTCAAATGGAGCAGCTTGAGTTCAAGTATTATAATATACTGTTCAAGCGCTACGTTGCACAGCAACAATGGTGCGAAATAGTAGATGAGTTACATTTTACGCAGCGACATGTTTTTAAGCTCCACAAAGAAGCATTAAACGAATTTGAGAAAAAGTTTGGGAGTGAATATCTGGACCAATAAAAAAATAGCAGGGGAAGCAAAATTCTCCTGCTATTGATGTTTCAGCAACTTTGATTTTCCTGAAATTCCTTTAAATCGCTTTTTAACTTGTCCATAATTTTGTCTGTATAGTTGTTATCTTGGCGCTCTGTAAAGTTTTGGAATGCCTGTGTCCCCCTTGCAACCGCCTGTGATTTCTGATTTCCTTCCTGCGGTGGCTTTGATGCTATATCTTCCTGCATGAGTTTTCGCAAATACGAAAAGCGACTACGGATGCGCTTCCGTTCATTCCTGCGTTTAATCTCTGCTGCCTTCTGTGCCATATACTGGTAGTAAGCCTTTTCCAGATCTTCCTTCTGGCAACTTGGCAGCTTGTGAACTGGTACTGTTACGAGTAGCGTCTGTATCTCTTCTAGCTGTGCCTGTGATAGTTTCCATTCATCCAATGCACTTTCCCAAAGTGGGCGATCTGATTCCCCTTCTTTCGGCGCTGGCACTTCTGGAACTTGCACTTCCAATATAGGTAATGTTTCGACTTCAAATCTTATGCCAACTACCGTTCGCCCTTTCTTAATGGGTTCATATGTATACCGACATTCAGTTTTTTCATCCATTTCTTTTTGAACACGTTTCAATATCTTTTGATTGAAAAACTTGTATTCTTTATACAGTTCTTCCTTATCACAATCAAGTATTTGCCTTAATTCATCAAGCTGCACTTCCCAACTTTTTCGAAAACGGTTTTGTTCGAGATATGTAAACATGATATAAGTGTAACGGCTTGTGAGTAATGTTATGCAGCGCAGCTTATACCGAAGATATCCGAGGTTTTCAATATTAAAAAAATACTTCATTGCTTTTTGAGAACACTCTAGCTTTACTTGCCACAGACCGTAATCATCTTGCTCTGCCGTTGCTTCTTCAAATAACGTCACCAATCTAAAACCTTGTTTTTCACTATCATCTTGCACTTCTATTACATTTCCCATAAGATGCTTTAATCTTGCCTTGAGGTCTTGATTGTTGATTTTTTTTACTCCCAGAATCTTTTCAAGTTCCCCTTTTTCAAATACCACAACTCGTTTCTCTGGCTTGTGACTATTTATGCGTGATAGGTATGTATCGAGTATCTTAAATTCTGCAAGCGATAGCTCAGAACGCCACAAGGAAAACAGCGGTAAACTTTTTTGAACAGTAAGTTTGTCTCCATTTCCTAAACTGGTTATTGGCCCAATCTTTTTTCTAGCCATGTGTAAAACCTCTCTTTCTCTACTTTTATGTTTATTATAGCACCATAAGTTACCATTGTAAATATAAAATTGTTACCTTTTTATATTTTATGGAATTTCTTGGTTACTCATGTGGAATTTCTTGGTTACTCATGTGGAATTTCTT